TAATAGTTGACTAGCAGATATAGGATCAGTCACTCCATAAATTTGATATAGAGTAAATAAATTTATACATTAAAACAGTGAATATAACAAACAGATTTAACATAGGCGACGTAGTATACTACCCAGCCGCAGACTTAAGAGCAGCCAGAATATTTAAAGCTGCAATTACAGGAATAATAATTAGAGAAACAGAAGGTAAGTTAGAACTCATATACCAGACTGGACAGTCCTATGGTGTAAGTGAAGAGGATATGTTTAAAACAGCCAAGCCAGCTAAGAGGAGACTGATTAATATTCTCCAAGAGAAGAAGAAGGAAGTAGCTAAGGATATAGATGGGGCCGTTAAAACAGTTGACGGTACTAAAACAGAAGAATTAGTTTATGATTTAACTGCTAAAAATGAGGAACCAAAAGAAGAACCAGAAGATGTTGAAACAACTGAAGATGCATAGTTGGGTAGACTCTACTTACCTACTAGACTTTGAGAAACATTTGTTAAGTAAATCGCTCTTAAAAAACCTACCTATCTTCAGGCAGTGGAGACTAAGTAGGGCCATAGATAAGTGGAATAAGGAAGTCTAACAAGGCAGGACCAGGTCCTGGTCCTTGTAGGGAGACCACGGGTCAAGACGTGCTCCGTCGTAGGCGAAGAGCCCTATGGGCTTTTTCATAGCGACGTTAAATGGCAGAAGCCCTAGCCAAAGAGATTAGCCCTTAAGATGCTGACTCACGGAAAGCATTTGGTCTTCCTACAGGGACAGCGGGGTAGAGCAGTGGCAGCTCGTCAGGCTCATAACCTGAAGGTCGTTGGTTCGAATCCAACCCCCGCAACCAAGGGGAGACGAGCATAGAACCCAAGGGGTAATGCCTGGAGGGTTTGACGTGGGTGCAACTCCCACCTCCTCTAATATAATTTAATACAATTAAAAATGAGTAAGATTCTTATATTTGATATTGAGATAAGCCCTATAATTTCTTATAACTGGAGACTGTGGCAGTCTGACGCTATAGACGTGGTAGAAGACTGGCAGATACTGTGTTTCGCTTATAAGTGGGCTGATGAAAAGAGAGTCCATGTGGTGGCACAGGACGATTTTAAAGACTGGAAGCCAGGCACTAACGACGATAAGAACGTGGTTACTAGACTACACGAACTGTTCGACGAGGCCGACATAATAGTAGCCCACAATGGGGATGCTTACGATATTAAAAGAGCCCACGCTAGAATGATGGTACACAAACTACCCCCTCCATCGCCTTCCAAGACCGTAGACACCCTTAAAGTAGCACGTAAAGTGGCTGGCTTTTCTTCAAACAAACTAGCCTCGCTAGTACTACAGCTTAACCTGGGGGAGAAAGACGACGCTGGGGGTATTGAAGTTATTAAAGGAGTACTTAAAGGAGTTAAAAAAGATTGGAAACACTTAAAGAAATACTGTAAGAAAGACGTTACCATACTAGAAGCACTCTACTACGAACTACTACCCTGGATGTCTAACCACCCTTCACTCGCCGTACTAGACGACCAGCCTGAGGCATGCCCTAGGTGTGGGTCTACCCATATGCGTAAGGGTGGCTTCTACACTACCAAGACCGGTAAGTATAAAAGATACCAGTGCCTTGATTGTGGCGGCTGGACTAGAGGCCGTAAACTACATAAGTCTAATGTTGAATGCCTAATCATATGAAAAAGAAAACCGCTATTAAAATACTGACCGTCATGACACTCACTCCTATGTTCTTCTTCCTACTTTACACTTATAAGGATTGGATTCTAGCTGTCCTTATATGTCTATGCCTACCTAATTGTAAACTATAACTTGTAAACTGTAATGGCCTTGGACCAGATAAACGATATACTACACCATATAGGACTGACTGCCATCCTGTTCTGGCTACTGGCTGTATTCTTCTTCTGGGCCGCTAGTAAACAAAAATAGCCTACTTAAAGTAACTCCTGAAACCCTCCACCTCCTGACTCGGTAACTCCTTTTTACCCTTTGTCATGACAGAAGCCTTTGCCTTACCTACCCCCTTTTTAGGCAATTCCTCCGCACTCCTACCCATTGCTTCCATTATGAGAGATGTTAAGGTCACACCCCTAACCCTAGCCCTCTCTATCCACTCTGCCTTCATCTCAGGCTCTATCCTTATTTGTAGCTTCACTTCTCGCATACTCATCCTGCTCCATAATTTATTACCCATAGTATAACACATGTCATGACACTATGTCAAGGGGGGGGGGCATATCCGTGGCGTGGGACCCCGCCCTCTGTATCCCCAAAAGGCAATCCGTGTGGGGAGGGGGGTACCCTATAGTGTTTACTACTGGGCTTATCCTACAGTTCTAAAAAATATACCACCATACTATGGGTCTACTACATAACATCAGCCGATAGTAGCTACCCACTACTTACTATAGGCTTACTACATAAGGATTATCCTATAGTATATACGGGGAAACAACCCAAAGACTACGGGCTTATTATGTAATTAGTAACCTTGTAGTATTCCTTATAGGTTTCTAGTATGTAGTTAGTACCTATAGTGAGCATCTGGTAGCTTCTGCGAAGTGTTTCACATATATTAGCTTGGTTTCACATATATTTTTTAATCCTATAGTGCTATAACTTATATCTCATAACATTATATTGTATATTTGTTTTATCCTTTTATATAGGCATATTCACACTTAATACATCATATATTCACACCCTATAACAATTTTCTTTTATTTACCTATTGTGTTATTTTTTTATCTATGCTAATCTATTCTTAGTAGGATAGAAATATCCCACTGGCTCATTTACATAATTTTTTATCCATATATCAATGGTTAAAAATATAATTGTTAAGGTTGCTAATTTCCCGAATAGCAACAAGAGAGATTTTTTTATTGCTACAATATATATAGGCAATAATGGGGCTGAGATGTATTATATATCTTCTAAGGGTGAAATTCTTAATCGTGTTATGGAAGATATATACAAGGAAGTAGGGGCTTTAATAAGAGATTACACTGCTCGAGGGTTTAGTGTTAAAGTAGTAGAAAAGTAATATCTTATAGTTTAGGGATAATATACCAATTATCCCTATTATATAAGAGATTAGAAATTAGTTAGTACCTTATAGTAAAAAAAACTTGACTTGTTTAGAATATTCCTGTAATATTTAAACATACTAAAAACAAGTGATATATACAAGTGTAAAGTATATACCATTTGATAGAGTAGGGTAGCTTATAAAATCGTTAGCATAGCTAACAACAAAGATTACCCAATGAGTTTAGCTATTCTACTCTATTAGGTATATAGATTCTACAATTTAATATAATCGTATAATAGTATGAAAGACCTACAAAGGTTCGGTAATCTATTGAACGAGCAAGATAATCCTATACTTATTAAGGATTTCGAGGAGGTAGCAATACCCCAGAAAAAGTATAGAGATGGTAATATACAGCTGTATATATATGAGGATATGTTGGCTGTAGCTACATTAAACAAGGGTAAAATTACCCGTTATACCTTGCTCGGTAATAGAGATGAATACAAAGTATTGTATTCGGGTTCGAGGGCTACTGAAGATATTTTTAGACAGGCATTATGGCATGGGGCTTGTATATTGACTAGGAGGGCAGGAAGTACTATAGGACTAGACTACAACCTATAGTAGTACAACCTATAGTAAGGGGGTTAAATAAAGGTTTCAACAACCTATAGTCTAGCAACCTATAGTGTTGTTGGGTTGTGTTGAATATATTGAATATAACACTTGCCCCTTTACTATAGGTCAGATTACAGAAAAGACCTAGAGTGTGAATTATTATAAGTAGTTGACAAGTGGCTAGGCTTTTGCTAAACTAGGATATAATGTGAAAAGAAAAGAAATCAAGCTTTACACTTTCACATGAAACATTAGATAAATTGTAAATAAAGGTAAAGTGTGTGCTGTGTGTTTAGTGTGCGATTAAAATGTAATTAATATAATTATGAGTGAGCTAAGAAAGTGCTTAGAGTGTGGAGAGTACTTACCTAGTGAAGAAACTACATACATACTAAGTCAGAGTGGGTATGTATGTGATAAGTGCTTAGAGGATTGTTACTTCACTTGTGAGGGATGTAATAAGTATCACCACCTTGATAACGCCTATTACATAGATAGTGAAGGCATTTATGTATGTGAAAGCTGTTATTATGAAAGCTATGGTAGATGTACTAGTTGTGATTACAGGATGAGAATAGAAGATATGTACTATTACTGTGGCGACTACTACTGCCCAGACTGTTACAATGATTGTGAGGATGAGGAAATTATAGATGAATATCATTGTGGTGGTGGTAGAGGTGACTACTCTAAGGATTACCGATATAGAGTAGGGGTAGAACTTGAGAGAGAAGATAGAGATACAAAGGAGAGTATTGATACTTACAAATTGAGAAATGACTATGGGTGGGTGGTTGAAAGTGATAGTTCTCTTGATAGTTTTAGTGGATTTGAAGCTATCAGTCCTATACTACCACTAAGACTTGGCGATTTAGAAAAGCTATTCAGTGATGAGGATATTAGAAGTCTAGTGAGAGCTGAATATACTTCTGATTGTGGAGGACATATGACTATATCAGATACCAAGAGAAATCCAGACCAACTGATAGATGATATAGCAGGATACTTGCCTATACTATATGCCTTATTCCCTAACAGAACCACTAACCATTATTGTGAACCAAGGGAGAAGGATTTTTATAAGGTGGGTGGTAGGTATGCTTTGAATAAGAGGGGTAGTTATAAAGGGGATGGATTAGAGATAAGACTATTTGATGCCCCAAAAGATGAGGTAGATTTGATGAATAGATTTAGACTACTCAAGTTCATGCTAAGTCATAGGGCTACAACCATAGAGCAAGGGCTTAGGTTGTTAAGTGAGAGTAAGAAATTAAGAAAGGTAGTAAAGAACCACCTTGATATGTATGAGATAGCATACAAGGATTTTTATAGTAACCTAGTAAGGTATGCTAGAGAGATAGATAAAATACGGTTAAGAAATATTGATATAGAGGATATAGATAGTATTCTTAATAGATAAATAAATTGTGTAAGGAATAAAAATATATGTGTGGAATAGCGAGTTTGATAAACGTAAACCCAGAGAATAGGGAACTAGCAAAGAGGATATTCAAATCAATTCTTCTAGCTAATGAGAGTAGGGGTAGTGATAGCACAGGGGTGCTATCTATTGAGAGAGAGAGCAACCAGTTCTCCCTATTCAAAGATACCCTAAGAGCAAGTGAGTTCTTAAAGAGAAGAAAGTTTAGACAAGTGGAGGGTGATGTGTGGATAGGGCATACCAGACAGGCAACAACTGGTAGTGTGAATATAAGAAATGCCCACCCACTACAGCGAAAGGATATATTTTTAGTACATAATGGTATGATAAGTAATCATAGAGATATAGCTAAGAGCCTTGAGCTAGAGTATGAAGTGGATAGTGAGGTACTAATACCGATAGTAGAGAAGGGGGATTGGGATTTGTTAGTGGATGTAAAGGGTAGCTTCAACTTCATAGCATGGGATAAACCTAATGAAAAGATAATAGTTGAAAGGCACGACAATCCTCTCTACTGTTTAACCTTAAAGGAATTAAACATGGTGATGTTTAGTTCTATAAGAGATGTGTTACAGTTTATAGCAGGACACTATGGAGATGGCAGTGGGGTATTTGAATTCACTGAGGATACCATAGTAGAATTAGATATGAAAGGTAATGTTATAGGTGAGCCTAAGAAGTTAGAGTTCCCAGAAATACTATTACCTAGTACACAGGTAGTGAATAAAGTTTATAGTAGCTACTCAGATGAGAGATACCCTAGCTATTATAGTGATGATGATGATGAGAGTGATATAGATGAATACATGAGGATATACAAAGACAACAAAGATGAAGACCTATTTTGTGAGGGGTGTGGGTGTGAGATAGAACCAGATGAGAAAGAAATGGGTATTAAAGAGTGGGGCTTTGGTCTATGCTATCAGTGTCTAGGTGAGTTGGCAGTAGCAGAAGAATGTATTAAGCATGGAGAACCAATAGACCTAAAGGATAAACAGTGGAATAAGTTCTCCCATATACTAGAATATTATTTACCTTAGTTAAATTAATCATTAAAATATATGACAGAAAAAGAATTATTAGAAGAAAAGAAGTCTATGCTACACCACTACTTTAAGGTGGTACTGTGTAGTATGACAGGTGGTGGTTCGGATAGTTTGTATGACGCCTTTGAGTTAGAGTACCTACCTAAAATAAAGGTTAAGAAACTAGGAGAGAGTACAACCCTATTAGAAATACCAGAGCTAGACTTTGAAAGACTGTACATAGGTACGTCTGAGAAGATGACAAGAATAGGGTTCATGCTAGGGTTCTCAGTGGGTGGTAGTTCACCAATAGAGTTAGCATTAGAGAGAGTTAATGAGAGGTTGGCAATATTAAACCCAGACCTAAGGGTAGTTGAAAGGCATGATGAGTATGATAATGAGTACTACTACTACCTTGAAATGTTAGGTACAAGTAGGGAGTGGGAGGAGGGTGAGTGGTGTAGGATATCAGAGATACTGGTAGAGGGTAATAGTATGATGAATAGAACTAGAGAACATTGGGCATGGGTATTCAATTCCTTTGCTGGAATGAATGTGTCAGTAGATAAGGACATAGTAGACTTTGTAGGTGGGGTACATGGAATATTAACAAACACTTGTATTGAGTGTGGTACTACAATAATAGGGGCAGAAATGATTGTATGTCCTATGTGTCAGCATAAATACGCAAGGTGTGATGATTGTGGTGAGCTTATAAAGATAAGTGAGGGTGTGAGTATGAACAGAGGGTTCTTATGTAAGGGGTGTGCTACTAAGCCTAGATGTAGGGCGTGTGGAAGAACAGTTAATCTTGATAGTGGTAACCTGTGTGATAGGTGTAGTGATTTACATAGCATACTAGATTACCATACTAACATAGGTAGGCAGGATGAGAGTAAGGATAGTAGGTTAAAGATAGGGTATGAGGTAGAAAAAGAAGATAAGAAAGTCAAGAATGGTCTTGATAATGCCAAGTTAATGTCAAGTTCTGGGTGGGTAGCCGAAAGGGATGGCTCACTAGGTTGGACAGGGTTTGAGTTGATTAGTCCAGTACTACCACTAGATACTACAAAGCTACCAGAATTACTAAGACCATTGAAGGAATTATTAAAGGCTGATGTTACTGATAGGTGTGGTGGACACATACATGTGTCGGATACTAAAAGAACCCCTTATGAAATACTGTTAGATATAAGAGGATACCTACCCCTACTGTATGGGTTGTATCCTAAGAGGTCTATCAATCCATACTGTGAGGCTAAGGAGAAGGAGAGTTACATACAAACAGGACACAGACAGGCTGTCAATGTAACAGGTAGGACACTAGAGTTTAGAATATTCCCAGCAGTAAGGAACATGGAACAGCTGTTGTTTAGAACCAAGCTATTAGAGTACATGTTAAAGAACAAGGAGACAGATGTGGTAAGGGTAGGTGAACTACTACTCAATGAGGATAGTGAATTGTATAAGATACTAATAGAGAGAATAAGTACTAGTAAAATAAGGAAGAGAGCTGAAGCATTCATAGACTTTGCTAACTATATAGATAGAGACGCCTTAGTATTAAAGGGTAATAAGATAGAGAGGGTAATCAAAGTACCACAAATTAAGATAGATAAAGAGATACAGTTTGAAGCTATATCTAAACAGCTATCAGATGAGATGAGAAGTTCTAGAAGACCACCCTTTGGTAACTATCCTAGGCCTACTATGATAGATAGCAATGATTACGGATACTTTGCTAATTTAATTGAGGATTAATATGAAAACAATAATAACAAAAACAACAAGTAGAGATACCATTGGTAATGTAACAGCATACATGACCGAACAACTTAACCCTCTGTGGTATAGGTTAAGCAGACACAGGTACACAAGTAGACCACCCGATAGGGTAGACCTACTCATAAGATGGGGTTGTTCAGTACCACTTGACACACACATACCTCTTGTGTATAATAAGGGTATAGGTAGTATGAATAATAAGGGGAGAGTTAGACAACTCTTATATGAAAACAATATACCAGTACCTAAACCAGTATCACATGATGATATCTTTGGTGCTAGATATAACTATACTTTTAGATTTCCTATAGTGGTGAGACCTGCCTTTCACCAGAGAGGAAAAAACTTTTTGCTCTTTAATAATTTAACAGAGCTAGGTGAGGGTTGGGGTAAGATAGGTAGGCTAGACAACCCCTACATCTCTGAGTTCTATCCGAAGACTACAGAGTACAGGGTACACGTTGGTCACGGCAAGGTTCTCTTGGTACAACAGAAAGTCCAAACTTCTGTACCAGTTGGAGAGAACTGGAGTCATGAGAATGGGTATACCTTTGAGGTAATAGGATGGAAGCAATATCGTAAAGAGATTGTAGACCTAGCAGTAAGAACCATTGAGGTAGTCGGCTTAGACTTTGGAGCTGTTGATATAATGGCAGACCCATTAGACTCTAGCCTGCCAGTGGCAGTAGTGTGTGAGGTTAACACCTCTCCACGATTAGAGGGGTACACAGCCCAACGTTATGCCGAGTACTTTGATTGGTTAATAAGAACCAGAGAAGTAAGACACTTCAAGATACCAGTAGATTTAAAAGCCAGACACTATGCCTTCAAGCATAGGGAACTGAGAGATAATAACTATGATTTAATTTTTAAAGAGGAAAGATAATGGGAATAGAAATAATATATGTATATGTGGGGTTAGTTTTTGCCCCTGTTGTCTTATTATTTTTAGGAACAGTAATAGGGGTCTCTATATTAATAGCAACCTCGCTTATTAAGGCAATTAAAGAGTTACTTGAATAGACCGAAATGTCTGTAAACTTCTAGTCTAATCGCAGACTTTAAACACAGCAAGACCAAGGGGTAGGGTCTTAGTACTACCCCACTTATATAAATTGTTAGGGTAATACAATGTTCAATATACCAGAGGGATATGACGAGAACGGTACTAGAGGTGGGCTTGGTGAGTGGTACGAAGACACCGATGAACTAGACGAGTTCGAAGAAACATGTCCAGAGTGTAGCTCATTGAATGTTCACAGGAATGAGTATGACTTCCTAGTCTGTGAAGACTGTGGGTACGAAGAGGTACCTAAGGAAGACATGGCAGAGTGTGAAAGGTGTGGTACCCCAGTACCAACAGGACTACTTAGTAGTGGTCTGTGTCCCGTATGTGCAGATGACATGGGACTTACTTAAATTGTCAGTACAAAAACATGGTAATCAAGCCAAGATTTTTTCTGAAGGCACCCATACAAGGGATACCCTTCTCTAATGAGGAGGTCGGTCTCGAGATAGAGTATGATGTTTCAGATGGTGATTGGGAAGAGGTAGACTCTATCCTCATGAAGCAAATGAAACTAGTGTCTAAAGAATACATGGATAAGCTAGCCTCTGAGATAGAGGATGGTCAGTCCAAGGTAGTTGAGAAACTACAGATAAAACTAGCCGAAGAGTACGAAGATAAACTTAAGAAAGCTAGTAACGAAATATATAAACTTAGAGATTTATTAAAACAAAATGGAATATCCTATTAACGATATAAAGATAGAAAGAGTAACCTCTTTCAGTACCAAGAGAGATGGTACACCCTTAGTTACACAAGCAGGTAAACCTTTCAAGAAGGTACTAATAGATGTTAGTTCTAGTGTGATAGATGAGATAAGCTTCAATGGTAAACTATCCATGCTAGACTTCGATGGTGTAGCAGATAACTGGAGGGAGGGAGACCTATTGACAGGTAAGATAATTAAGGATGGTGATTGGTGGAACTTCGAGCTACCTAAGGTAGACTACAAGTCTAAAATAGCAGAGCTAGAGCTAGAGAACTCAGAGCTAAGGAGAAAGATATTAGAGTTAGAGAGAGAGTCACTCAACGAGGATGACCTACCATTTTAATTTAACCTATACCTAATGAGACACTACACTAAAGACAACAAAGAGTATGCTTCAGTAACCAGTCTGTTGAAAAATATATTTCCCTTTAATAAGGAAGCATTCGAGAAGTGGTGTAGGAGAGAGGGCTATGACCCTAAGGAAGTTAAGGTTCTTTCTACCTCCATAGGTAGCAAGGTGTCTAGTTGGATAAACAATAAGACACGTGGTGTTCTCTACCTTGACCCTCCAACTGTGGGTGCCACAGAAGAGGGGCTTTACAGGGGCGTACAGGACTTCACAGATACGTACAAAGTCCTAGAGTCAGAGGTCACGGTTTTCTGTGACGAGTACCTCTACGCAGGTACGTTTGATGGGATAGTTCTTTATCAGGATAAAGAGTATCTCATGGATTGGAAGACGTATGGTGCGTGGCGTGGTGTGTATAAGAGAGACCCAAAGAAAATCAAAGAGGTCTCATACCAGTTAAGTATGTATAGGTATGCTCTTGGTAGGGAACTACCCTTAGCAGTCGTAGTCTTTAAACCAGACGGAACATACGAGGTTGAAGAACTTACCTATACAGAAGACTGGATATCTAAATTATTTAAGGAGTAACCTATGCCAATAAGAATAAACACAGAAGACATTCTTCTATGGGAGTATGTTACACTGATGGAGGAAGTATTAAGTTCCCATGACACACCAACTATAGAAGAGCTTATAGAAAATATAGCAACCAACTCTGTTACCTGTACATTTATAGGTGACGATGAAGAGGAACCCGATGATTCAACAGGTCAAACAGGACTGGCAGGCCCTCCTGGTGTTACAGGACCGTCTGGAATAATGGGTTGGGTTGAGGATGAGGAGGAAGAAGAGCATGAGAGTCCGTTGAAAGACATAGCTCTTAAGTATACGGAAGATAATATAAATTGTTAATTAAAACAAATGAAGAATCTACTTAAAGTAATTAATATATTTAGGTGGCTAGAGTTTAAGCGTGAAGCTATAATAGTCTTTGCCAACCTAAAGAGAAATGATAAGGCATACAAGCACCTTGATGAACTAATGAAAGTAACATGGATAGTAGCCTATGTATTAGGCATGTTAATTTACGCAGGCTTAAGGGAACTTGTATGTTACGTGCTATAGTATACGCACTAGGATTTCTAGTACTAACCATACTATCACCCCTTTGGCAGATAGCCTTGATAATTATTAAAGCACTTGACAAGAGACTGTGAGTGGTGTATAATATAACATGAAGACTAGAAAGATTAAGAGAACAACGGTTAAGAATAAGCTAGACAAGGCGTGGAGTAAGAGGATATTGTCAAAGGGTAAGTGTGAGGTATGTGGTAGCACCAGTTATCTTAATGCCCATCACATTGAGGGGAGGAGAAACCTCCGTTTGAGATGGGACTTAAGGAACGGTGTGTGCCTGTGTAGTGGGTGTCATATGTTTAGGAAAGAGTCAGCTCATCAGAGTCCAGAGTGGTTTCACTTCTGGTTAGAGGAGAACAGATGGGAGGACCTACAGCATATCATGTGTGTGCGTAATGAGATAGTTAAGTGGAGTGATGAAGATATGCAAGAACGATTAAATAATCTTTTAGATAAATAATAATGAAGAGTATAAAGAAGACATTTAGTGCAAATGGTTTAACAATAAAAGTAGAACTAGAAGGTAGGGTTGACGAGGAAGTTGGAAAGTTTTACAACTCTCTTGTGCATCAGATAAACCTTTCTATGCAAGATGTTATGAACAGAGTTGCAACGGAAAAGGTGTTAGACCAATCCCAGAAGCAACCAGAGGGACAGGTGATACCAGTAGTAGGTGAGATAAAACCAATGTCAAAGAAAGAATGGACGGAATTTTGCAAACAAATGGAACGAGAAGAGTCAACCCCAGAGAAGCAACCAGAAGGAGTAAGTGATGCAGAAGAAGGTATTGGCCTATGTGTGGATATGGCATTTGCAAGGAATAAAGAGCTAGAGGAGGAGACAATAAAAGATATAGAAAGACGTTATCAAGAATGGAAAGAGTATAAAAAAGAGTTTGACAAAAAAGCAGAAGTACAATTAGAAAGGTTTAAGTATAAACCAGAGAAGCAGGAGGAGTGGAGTGATAGATTACTTCTTTTATCACCTTGTAAGGGTTTAATAGGAGATGTTAAAAGTGGGAAGATTAAAGATATAGAACTGTCTTTTAAGCAAAGTGAGTTGCTAGATTTTATATCCCAACTACTATCCGAGAGGACATTTAATAAAGAGGAGTTAAACTTCTTAGTAACTGGATTGCGAGTATATTACGGAGATATGGAAAGAGAGTTACTATTCAAGGAAATAAATTCTCTGAGATTCTCAATTCTGAAGGAGGAGATGGAACAGATTGATATATTAAGAGAAAAGTTATCTAAACTATTAGAATTAAAGGAAGAAGAATGAAATTTATGATTGTATTTATGCTGTGGGCTATCCTTGCAATTGCAATGATACTGTCCATAACAAGGGACCTAGTCTATTACAAACAGGGGTATGAAAGATGTGTTAAACAAATGAATACCTTTATATTAAATGATATAGAAAGTAGAAATGATTAATGCAGAAGAACTATCAGTCAATGCCAACCTAGAGTGGGAGAACGAGAAGGATATAAACGAACAGCTTGCCCAGATATTTGAAATCAAGGGTAGAATAGAGGCTAGACCTGTCAATGAGTGGAGTATGGACAGTCTAGTAGACCATGTGTTTACACTGGCTAAGATAATGGATAACCTATCTGACCTTAAGGACTATGCTATACTGGTAGCCGAGGCAACAGAGGAGGAGTATGACTCAGCAGTAAGGGATAGATACATTGAACTTAAAGAGGGTGGTGATAAAATAACAGACGCCATGGCTAAGGCTAAGGCAGAGCAGGGGTGTGAGAATATTAAAGAGAGGGAGTTAAAGGCTAGGTATAATAGCAGGCTACTAACGGACTTATACAAAGACTGTGAGAGGTTGATATCATTCTCCCAGACAAAGGTTAAGTCCTTAGTAGACAATTCAATAAGAACTAATATAAGTACAAACTAAAATGGATAACAAAGAGAAGATAACTAAACTATACATGTCAGGTGTACCAGTATCGGACATCTCTGAGATGTTTAGCATAACACGTGAGGCTGTGTACCAGAAGCTAAGGAAGTCTAGTGGGTGGAAAGGTATGAAGAGGCACCATTCTGATTATCGTTCGTCTACGAGGCTCTCAGGACTTCAGGAACATACAGAAGAGATAGTAGCTGGGTGGTTGGCAGGTGTAACTATGAGTGATTTAGCTAAGGAGTTTGGTACTATAAGAAAAACTATTAGTGCTATTATAAAAGAGAACATGGGTACTACGAAGAGGAGATATAAGAGAGACCTCGAGATAGTGGAGGCATACAATAACGGAGTAACACAGGTGGAATTAAGTAAGAGGTATGGTATTAGTCAACCGTGTATAAGTAGGATTGTTAATGCACTTAATGATTAGTGTGAGTATTTAGTTGAGGGTTATGCGAACCTATTGCGAAAAGATAGGTGCAAGTATGGAGTGATTACCATACCCAAGATAACACAAGGGTGTAAGTCCTTGGGGTGTACCCATCTTAATCAGGTGATTAAAAGCTAACTTAGGTAGCGTACCCCTAAATCATAACTCTCTACTGAATACTCAATGGAGTATTAATGGCTCTTTAAAGGAGACTATAATGGAAACCCGTATTGGAAAGTGTATCGATTGTGGTTCAGTAGAATCTCATGATTGCCCACTGTATATATGTGAGGACGGTGAGTTTCTAGTTGTGTGCTGTATAGTATATGCAGTACTTAAACATCTATATATCATTCAGATAATGGATGGTCTACTAGGCTACGATGATTAGAGGTGTGTAATGGACGGTTACAAGGAGATTGTTCATGCAAGAGATGGCTGTTGCCAATGTTGTGGAACAAAGGGTTCTAAAAATAACCCACTCACTGTACATCACATCATACCAAAATGCAAGGGTGGCCCTAACACTCCGAACAATTGCCAACTGTTGTGTCAGACGTGTCATCGTGACCTTCACCAACAGCAAGGTTATCCAACTCGCCTAAGAAAAAATCGTTTAAGAAAAAGACGACGACGATAACCTAAGGGAGGGGTATACATAGACTTAGTTCTTTACCCCTCCTTTAAAAAGTTTCCTATCTTTGAATTCAGATTGCTTACCGGCGTTCCATTGTGAAACCGGTCTTATATATCCAACAACACGTGAGTATACCTCACACTTCTGGCGAGTTATCATATTTACTATAGGCTAAATTACATATACTGACTCATAGTCTCTATCATCTGGTCTGTGTCCATTATCCTTAACATCTTCTTATCATGGCCGAACATAACCCAATACATACCTAGCTCTGCTCCTCTCTGTGTACCATACCCACTGTCTTTAGTGTACTCACTACCTAACTGGTAGGTACCATTGATTAATCCGTAAGTAGTTCTTGAACCTGTGAACTCTCTTACTGGTTGCTCAATGTGACCCTTCTTATGAGTGTGGCCTGCGAAGGTAAGGTCTAATCCTTGTACCTCTCTGTGTCCACGTACTGCAGGGTGTGCGTTGTTATACACACTGTTACCCCTAAGCCTATGGCTACCCATGAGTTTGTAGTTAACGTCGTTGACCTTGAGGTCTACGTATGCGTTACCATAGAATACGGGTGCTTCATACTTCTTACTTAGTCCTGCGTACTTACTTACTCCATTCTTTCTCTCCCACTTGTGGTCGTGGTTACCCTTCCACATAGCCAGTACCCTGTCCTTACCTATGAAGTCCATGATGGATAACATCCATGCCCTCTGTTCTTCTAGTGACAGGTATGCCTCATCCTCTGCAGGATTAAAGTTGGCACTGTCTGTTAAATCTCCCATTAAAAATACCCCCGCAACCAGTGGATGGTTGGCCATAAGGTCGACGTCTCTCTTTAACATATCAACATCTATTGTACCACCCAAGTGCCAGTCTCCTGTAAACCCTATGCATATGGGCCTGTCACTAGTGAATTCTATTTTAGCATAGTCATAAACATCCTCGGACTCTGCCCGTGTATCTTGTCTACGCTCTGCTTCATTAAACCATTCGTCTGCTTTCAGACCTTCTGGTCTAGTGAAGGTTATCTTTGCCTTAGGAGATTCTATTTCTGGTACTACTTCTTTGAAACTATCTTCTCTACTCCCAGTGTAGAGACCAAGTTCTTTCTCTGTCATCTTTAAGTGACTAAAGTTAAGTTACGATAAGACGCCGCTGACGAACTTAATAACTATTCAGCCTGTTTCTCTCCCTCTACGTACTTGGCAATGCTATATATAAGTGTGTTAATAATTAAATATGCACCTAGTGTGATTACACTTGGTAATTGTATTTCTGCTAACAAATCTAACAACCCTATTAAAAAGAATGTTGCCGTACCTGATAGTGCCATCCATTTTAAAGCACCCCACAGTTTTTCTCCTGCAAACTTTGCTCTATCTGAACCACTAATCTCTGCCATTATCTTGATATTAAAAATTTAATTAGCATAGAACAAAATAATACGAAGCCAGAACCGTATATCATTATGTTCAGTATATTATCCATTCTCTTCCTCTCTTGTTTAATTATGTGACCGATACTATTACAAGTTCTAATAGTTCTCGCTATAATAATTTAAGCCTTACTTTATACTTCGCTTTATACGTTTCCAAAGTTCGGCAAATATCTCTCCTGTTGTAGCAACTAATAGACTACCTGCTATAGCCTCGTTTCTTTCTCTCTCATAGGTATCCCTATCTGTTTCAGCCTTTGTTAGTTCCTCTTCTGTTTCTTTCAATTCATCGTTAGTTAGTTTAAGGCTGCCCTCTAAGAACTGAACCCTGTCTAACCCCATTCTAACCTCTATTTCTAGGGCCCCTATATTTTCACTCATCTTATTAATCTCATCTTCAAGTCTCTTTACCTCAAGCTCACAGTCTGTTGGCTCTGGTGGTGCTGGTGGTACTACAATTACTGGTGGATATTTAGGATTGTTTACGTTTGTAATGAGTGTCTTTAACCAACCTGATTGTGATGTACCTAGGTTACTACCTGGACACCCAGTGTTAGCTACTATCTCCCTGTGTCCCCTGACCTTAGGGTCTATGTTATACCTAGTCTGTATGTTTCTTATAAGCTCTACTGCTGCTCTCATCATAGCCTCAGTTGGTTTCTCCTCTGAGAAGTTACCCTCAAACAGAATGGCTATACCCCAATAGTTAAACTCCCCTGTTACTCCATCACTTGAATGATATAAAACATACTTCTCATCTTGGAGTTGTATTACATCCCCGTTCTTTGATATGGCCCAGTGATATCTAAGCCACTTATAACCATACTCCCCTGGTGTAGTGTTATTCCACCCCTCACTCTTTGTCTTGTGATATATATTGTGAGAGGCAACACGTGCCTTTAATTCTGCCATGTCACCGACCACTGTCTTAACAGCTGAGTGGTGGATAGCAATGTTCCTTGGTTTACCGCTTCTAATAATCATACCTTATTCTATCACAACTTAGATAAAATGTCAATGGCCTATAGCCTACTACCAACTATACATATTTCCGAACTTGGTATTAGAACCGGCCATCTTACCTAGGTAATCATCGAGGAGTACCTGACTAAACTTTGCGTTTGGCCCAAGGTGATAGTTGTGTGCATACTGTCCCTTTAGTCCTTTATTTTCTAAGACTTTAAATGTATTTATTAACTGGTTAACTGCGTAGTCTGCCATTTCGCTTCTATTTTCTGGGTCGTAGTTTGCATCATAACCCCTATTAGAATTGAATCCTGCATTAAACATATTTGCAGTCTGCCTATTTCTGTTACTTGCTGGTAGGTCCTCCCTAAAAGCCTTATGATAATCAGCACCCATGTGTGATTCTGCCCAGGCTATATCTAACATCTCTCTAAAGAAAGACTGCTTGTCCTCCAATGGTAAGTCTGGTGCTTGTTGGTTTATTTCTGCCCATATGGCCATTGCATAGTCGTTGTCCAACCATGTTGGATTGCCTGTGTTACTATATACATATGATGTTGCCTTATCTACCAAGTCCTGTGGAAATCCTTCCTCTGTCAAGGGTGCACGGGTCCACGTGACACCTTGTGGGTTCTTCCTAGTGATAAGCATTTCATCTGTATAATACTTTGGGGTTGTCACTAATGGATTTAATGGTGGTATAAACTTTTCTTTTGGTTCCTCTGCATACCCACCAAGTACCGCAGGCTGTGACTCTCTGTTACCAGTACGACCACTTGCTATGCCTGCCATCTCTGCTAAGAATGGTATGCTCTCATCATAGTTTTCACCGTATTCATTCTGTACATAGGGTACCAACTTACTAGTGTCACCACCGGAAGCCTTAGCTATTGGATAATAACTAGCTGCTATTCTAGCCTTCTCCTTTTCTGCTACTCTAGTTCTAGGTAGTACCTCGTTGATTAAACTTTCTTTTATATAACCACCAAGATACGGGTTATTCTTCATGGCTTTAAAAGCCCCTAATATATCCTCAATATTCATTCTATTATATAATTATCTTAATGACCTAAACTCTGTAACCACTCCACTAAATCTATTATGTATGGGAGTGCATTGAGTAATGTGGTAAATCCAATGAGTGCAAGTAACCATCTTACATTCATATAGAACTCTATAAGTTTTCCTAATGATTCTAACTTTGACTCCTTCTGACCTGGTTCTATAGCACTCATATCTTCAAACCAACCAAGTGCAGGTGTGGCCCTCTCTACTATCCTGCTATCAGTACACTTTTTAGCATATAAATAAGCAAAGTTAGCTCTTGATTTAAGTGTGTCCTCCTCATTGGTACCTAGTTCACCGAGGAGTAGTCGTTCTAATCTGGATAAGGTAGTCTTAATATCAGATATCTCTTTGAGGAATTCTTTCTGTGCTTTGATAGCCTCCTCTCTAGCTATCAGTCTTATTTCTTTCTCTGTTAACGGCCTTGTATCTGGCATAGTTGTTTTAAATTATTTTAATAACTGTTCTCGTAGGCCCTCTGGTATATAGAAGGACCTGTATACATCAGCAAGTCCCTTCTTCTGTAAGAGCTTATATAAATCCTCTTCTTGTTTTCTCTTTATTCTTTCCTTAGCATCATCCACTCTACCTATATTTATTCTACCAGGAAAAAACATGTTTGTCAAGTTTTCGGCAGCCTTTCCTTTGTCCTTAACACTAGCCGCCCTACCTGCAAATGTATTAACTGTACTTAAAAAGGGTGTGTTCTCTAGGAAATACCTGAATGTTGGGGACACTGTCTGCTTCTCATACTCTCTACCATCCTTTAATTGTACAGGGTACTTCTGGTAGTTCATTAGTTTCTTTAATAACTCAGACCTGTTCTCATAGTTATAACCCTGGTTACCCTCAACTATATCCTCACCCCTAAAGAACTCCTTGCCCGACATTAGTTCTAGTATCATACCTAACTCTGGTGATAGGTTACCTGCTGCATTACGTAGCCCCTCCTCACCTATAGGTAGGTCGTTAAGATTCTCTATACCTAGGTTCATACCAGTTAAATATTTAAGTTCACCGTCTTTAGATTCACCGAATGGTATAGACAGTGTGTTCTTAACGTAGTCTGGCATAGCCTCCCAGTCCTCACCGTACTTACTCTGGCTACCACTCTGTAATCCTTCATATACATTATAGAACCTACCTAGTTTCTCTGGGTTATCCTTTAACATATCCATATAGAATCTTAGATTGTTCTTAACAAAACCATAGAAAGGAATTACTCTTCTGAATACTTCTTTCTCTACCTTAGTTAATTCGTTATAGTTAAAGTTCACCCTCTGTACTGCGTCTATACCTGCACTCTCTACTCCTTCCTTCCTCCAATTGTTAAAGTAAGTAGCCATTCTTGTAGCCTGCTCCCTCTGAGGTAGCTTACCACCTAGTGTCATTATATCCTCAGCCCCTGACTGTGCCTTATCTATAGCCCCCTCCTTCTTGTCTAAACCAATAGCCTTAACAACCTCCCTTGGCTTACCCATATGCATTTCAGTTACTGACTTACTTACGTCCGAATAGGTACCACTCTTAATAGACCTCTGCCATAGTTCTTCTAGTGGATTGTCTGCCTTAATACCCACCTCCTTTAAGAACTTAGCTGCTCTTGACTGGTCTATCTGCTTGAGTGCCTCCTCCTTACCTACCTTATTCATTAGGTCCTCATACTTAAAGATATCCATAGCTATCATGTAGTCTCCTGGTAACTTTGTTATATCGGCACCGTCTACTATTAACCTGATGTTGTCATCAAGTAGGTTTCTTAGGTGGTAGGCTGGTGCATTAGGACCCATACCTGTAACCCACTTCTTCCATGTCCTTTGTATCTGGTCAAAGCCTGAGAGTAATTTATTAATACCCTCTTCTGTTGTATACTTTTGTATATAATCCTCGGCTATCTTAGCCATGTGCTTGTCTGTGTAGTAGGTACCTACCCCTGGTACTGTGACTGGTGTTCTCATCTTACCCTTAGCCACCTTAGAGAAGGCCTCCTCGTCTTGTACCATTCTCTGTGCAAAGTCAGCAGCCAATATCTGCTCCTCTTGCCTTACTGACTGAGTGTATATTTCTTCCAAAGGATTATCCCCATACACTATACCAGCAGCCTCTGCCTGCTCACGTGTGAGATACTTCCTAGCCTTAGTAGCACCACCACCCGATATCATTTCACCTAACATACCAGGGTCATAACGCTTAAAGGCTTCTAGTTCATTCTCATTAAGCACACTCTGTAAGGTTTCCCTCTTTACATACTTAAACTTCTCAAGGTCCCTCTTTACAAACTTGTTGTCTAGTATTTTATTATAAGTATCTTCCATTCCTGCGTTCTTAAGTGTACTCTTTAAGGCCTTCTGTCTGTATCCTGCTGGCATCCTAGATATATAACCCATTTGTTTAGGGTCTAGTGTTGGAAGCCCAAGCTCTTTCATTCTATTTATCTTACCCCTCTCAAATTCAAAGTACCTGGATAGGAAAGTCTTTCCCTCTTCAGATACACCCTCTGGTATAGACAGTAATTGTCCTGTCTTGTCTGTATAGTTACCTATTGTGTTATCAAACAGCTTAGACAACTGCTTGTCTGTTACCGGCTCACCACCTAGTTCTTTTATTTTATTTAGTAGTGGGTCTAACAATGGCTTCTGGTCCTCGTCTAGAGACTCATAAATAATATCCCTTCTACTACCTGCTGGCATAGCCCTCTTATCTATTCCCCTCATTATATCAGGAAGGGTTTCGTCCAGTCCCATCTGCCCAGAAGATTCTGTTATAGTGCCAAACCTTGCCTCTGGGAATAATTCCCCTACCTCTTTAACCTCTGTACCTGCATACTCTTTAAGTGCTTTAATTATCTCAGGTTTTATTTTTATTAATTCACCTGCCTGGTATGAGGTGTATGCTGTCTCTTTAGTTGCCTCAATAAGCTTAGCCATCTTAGCCTTCTCATCATCACCTAGTTTGTTGAATGTTTCAAGTAGGTCTGCATCTCTTAACTCACCCAGTATACCCATATATATACTAGAAGATTCCCTATTAAACTTAAGGAAGTTAGCGGCCTGTGCACCATGACCACCCTCTATTGCCCCTTGTACTGGGTCAAAAGTATCTAAAAGATTAGCCCTTAATCCAGGGGTAAACTTCTTGGAGCCCCAGTCTAGTGCGTCCATAGCACCACCTAACGGACTAATGAGTGCCTTAGCACCCTTAACCACTGGTTTACTCTCTGAAATTGTTTCACCTAATAGCTTAAGTGCACCACTCTTAGCAGTACTCTTACCTACATTCTGCATGATATTAACATAGAACTTGTCTGCTATGTCAGCACCCAACTCCTTTACTAATATCTTATTTGCATCTGTTAGTGTACTACCTGACAGTTTAGGTAGTAACTTCTTAGCACCCTTTGCTGAAAGTCCTGCTGCCCTTAAACCACCCTTAATAACATCATCTGCTAATGAAGCAGCACCAAAACTAAAGTAGGTTGTCGGGTCTGTGAGTAGTCCAGCTGCTATGTCTACCCCTATTCTACCTACTGCACTACCACCTATGGCTGAGTTTTTATAGCCCGGATTTAGCTTATCTAGTAAAGCCGAAGCACCCTCTATATCCTCATAGTTAGTACCTGAGGCTAGTGTACCAAAACCCTGAAGTATATTCTGTCCATAATTCTTGAGTACATTTAACAATCCAGAGTCTCCCTGCTCAAACCTTGCGTCATGATAGGCGTCTATACCAGAACCTATACCTGTAAGTGGGGCTAGTAAACGCTGAAGACCACCAACCTTAGGGGTGGTCTGTCTTCCATACTCTTCCATGAGTTGCCTTAGTAAGGCGTCTTGCGAGTTACTTGATATTCTCTTTATATTGCTACTACCTATTGCCATTTAACTTCTTATTAAATTAGTTAAAGACCGTAGGCATTCCTTACAGCCCTCTCTCTAGCCTTAGTAGATGGTTCTACATTTCCACCTAATATCTTTGGTACGCTACTGAATAGATAATTCCAGAAAGTAGGCTTAGCTCCATAATAAGCAGAGGTTGCCTTTGGGTCTCCACTTGCAAGGAGATTATAAAGCTGCATGTCTTCTGGTTTTGATGCGGTTTCTAGCATAGGACTATACATATTTTGTAAGGACTGTGATTGATAGTCTCCTAATCCACCTTGTGACTGCTGTGAACCAAATCCATAACCACTTAAAATCTGCCTTGCTGTGTCTACATCTCCAAGTTCCATTAAAGCTAACGCCATGTTTAGGTCGTCGGTTCTTTGCTGATACTGTTGTTGCTGTTGCATCATAGGATTCATTGAGTCAAAGTAACTACCCAGTAAGGACATCTGTAAGTCGGGATTCTGTGGGTTTGCTTCTGTCCAGTTCATAAGCTCTGACTGGTATCCTGCATAAGGGTTTATATCCATACTACCACCCATACTACCACCAAATTGAGACATGGCACTAGGGTCTATTCCTACATCCTGTAAATACGGGGATGCCTCTTGTGACATAGCCCATTTTAATATTTCTGGATTCATTATTATCTTTTAAATAAGTTAGATAGAGCCCCTGTTATGTTGGGCTTAATTAATTCATTGTAATTACCCCTTAGTATATTTCCACTGTTGATTAGATTGTTACCAGTCTTTGCCCAGAACCCGCTACTCCTATCTGCTATATCAGCTTGAGTCTGTCTAATAATTTCTGGTGAATTCCCCACTAATACTGACCTGTTGTATGCGTCTATAATACTCTGTGGGTCTACTGGTGTTGGTGTTGGTGTTGGTGTTGGTCGGTTTACATTCATTGCTGCTATCTGTGCCCTCTGTATTCTCATCTGGTCTTCATGCTGCTTCTGTGCCCACCATCTCTGCCATGAATTCTGTGCTCCAGTGTAACCCTGCTGCCACTGGTTCATTCCACTCTTAATCAAATCTTCCATGCCTGCCCTTCTTACATCAAACACATCACGTGCTACGTTGGCTGAAGTGGACCTTCTGCCTACCTCTCCCCAAGCGTTTTGTAATTGTGCTGTTGGAGATAGGTCTGCTGCCCCTGTTCCGTACCCGTTTAAGGTACTATAGAACGATGGGAACTGTGAATTCTCATATGTGTGTACCAATTCAGATTCTGGCTTGAGGTCTTGGTACGCTTCTGTAATAGCCTTCCTAATATTAGCCTCAGCATTGGTGTCTTTTTCATATATTGCTAACTGCTCTTCAGGACTCATAGTTATTATTAATAAATTTAGTTTTCTACCCGTGTCTTATTTAACTATAAACTGGTGTTGGTTGGTTATACATGACCGCTGGTCTTGAGTAACCACCAAGGTTAAATGTCTTTGTAAAGTCAACAGCCGGTGTGTATCCATAACTGGTTGGTGTTGCACCTGTTGGTGATGTAAACGTTGGCATTTCTACCCCAAACTTATTCATTTGGTATGCACTTGGTGCCTTTGACTTCATATAATTTGCCATCTCCGTGTTGTACCATGTGTTATATAACTGGTTCTGTGACTGTACATACTCATTGACTGCCTCTTTCCTCTGTCTCTCTAATTGGTTCATTGCGTTCTGCCTTGCTAATAATGTGGAGCCACTAACCCTACCACCACCACCACCTATCGCTCTCTGCCAGTCCATGTTCTTCATCTGTTGTGAGGCTATCCTCATCTGCTCTGGGTTTACCCTCTCTTCTCCTGCTGCCATAAACATCTCATCTGGTCTCAACCCCTGTACTAGGTTACCCTCTGCATCATAGTAATCTTCCTCTCTTCCATACTTCTTTATAAAGTTCTCCCTTGTTGGGTCCTCTACTGCTGCTGCTATTGTCGTACCTATTCCTGTAGATGGTGCACCTGTAGTAGAACTAGAACCACCTGAGCCTGCATAGTTATATACTTGTCCTGCATATATTAGGTTAGGGTTATTACCTATCACTTGCTTATTTGCATTATAAAGGTCTTGCCATGTTTTATACCCCAACTTTTTATAGAGACTGCTTAGTGTATCACCACTCTTAACTTTATACGTAGACATATTATGTTCTCCTTAAGAAAAACTTATTAACGTCCTTCCTGCTCATCTTTATTTTCTTAGTTCCCTTTGATGTAATTGACTGTTCTTGTGAGAAGAAGGATTTTATCTGTGAATTGTATTTATTTTCTAAATAACCTGCTGCTTGATAATCCCCCATCTTTTCAAATGCTGGTATAGCAGCCCCTATTACTACTAATTTGTGCAGCTCTGAAGGTAGCTTCTCTGGTATGTCTGTGTCTGCAGTCATAGTAGGAGGCCTCTCTATATACCTTACCTTCAATCCATCCGTTACTGCCTCGTCTGGAATACAATCCTCTAAGAATTCTATTCCCAATACATAGTGCTCCGTGTCTGTGTTGTAAACCTGTATCTCTGAGTACCTTGGACAACCACTAGGTACCTTCTCAGAACCAGATAATACAAAGTCATTAATCTCTATAGGATATACTCTTGTATAGTCTGTGTCCGTGGTATCATACATAATATAAACAGACTCTATTGCTAGTAAGTCTGCTGCGTCACCACCAAATGTATAAATAGCCTGGTCTTCTACCGTGTCTACAGTAGCTGATACAGAAAAACGCCCCTTATTTGCGAGTGCGTACCATTTATAAATTTCTTCAAATGACTGGTTGGCCCACCTTTTAACCTCTGCTGTTGTTACAAAGCCAGAGACAAATGAGTCAGTACTGGCGTTGTACTGGTTTATTCTAGAGCCGACATCGTTTAGTATTTCAAGTAATGTCATCTTCTTCTAATTATAATTATTTTATATAATACTACATTTTCCTAAGTTTGTCAAGCCCTAACCTATAAGAAGATTAAACTCCTCGTCTGCCCTATTATAGAAAACAGTGTAGTCAACTGTTACAGTACCTGCTGGTTCTGGTTCATATGTATATATTGGTTCGTCACTTGCAGTTACAACTCTTTTATATTCTAATACTAATTGCGTGCTAGTAGAATAAAGATATATGTAATAATAGTTATGTTGACCATCATCGCCAAATACCCATAAGTTAACCTTAGTGTCCTCTAGGTTATTAACATAGGTATTTGTATAGTCTACATCCTCTGCTAACTCCCAGTAGGTAGACCAATTAACCCCCACTCCGGGTTCATCAGCCGCACTTGAGGTGTGTGTTTTTATACAAGTATATAGAACACTACCAGAATCCATAACATCCTCCCCTGTTTTATAAATTGCACTAGCTTGCCACGTACCACCATTTACAATAGAAGTGTTAAAAGTACCGTTGGCCATGTAGTAAAAGTAGAGGTCTGTTTCATATTCCACAAACGGTGCAAATATTGGAGCATACCCAAGCCCATGGTTAAATGTAGCAGTCTGTGTGTCAGTTCCCCCTCCAGACCCAGGGTCATAAGCATCAGCCTCTATTGTTAAAGTACCAGTAGTAAATACTTTAAATGTATCATAACCACTGTGTAGTTTGTAGTCATAGTCTGAGACCTTTCCATCACCAATTAGTATACATGGCCTACCCTTCATTCTTTTCTTGAAACTCCCTGTTGTTAGTGGGTCTACAAGTATATAGGTCCATGTTGCATCATCAGTGCCAGGATTTGGATAAATATAAGTACTATCCACAACACAAGATGCACCATAAGCAAACTTACCCGTAGGTACTTCTCTCATAGCTAGTATCTTTGGGGTATAAGTAAGACCATGTTCAGTTGCGGCAGTACCCTCTGATTTTATAGCCCGTGCTATCTTGTTAAGGTTATACCTTGTATCAAAGGCCATATTTACAAGGTCTCCACCTAATGCGTCCTCTCCTATTTTAGAAACAGTTGCTCTAGCTCCAGGCATCCTTATAAGGGTCTATGTAAATTATATACTTATAGTCAAAATCCTCTTCATAGTCTGCTGCAAATGGGTCTGCGGTATAAAAACACAATTGTAATATATTATCATTGGGCCTTGATATCCCAGCTCCAAAATATACTAATGAAATTACTTCACTAGTTGGCATCTTACGCCAAGTATCTGAGTCTGCACTCCTAAACCACCCATGAAATAAGGGCTGGTATCCAAGATTGTGTTCTATTTCTACTATCTCCTTGTCTACTGCAAACCCTGTTTTTGCCAGGGTAACTGTACCACTACCACTCATATACTCTTTAAGCTGATTTTTAGTAGAGTCTATAGTACAGAATCTAGGGTGACAATTCAATGCATTGTATCCACGACGGGCAGTTTTAATAACACCTCTCATTACTTTATTCCTATAAATACACTTATAACACTATTGGTATCTTTAATGATTATATTACCTTGATAGTTAACTGGTGAGTATGCTCCCCCTGGGCTGTCCGACAACACAGAGGTTTCACTCTCTGTCTTACTTGCAGGTTCATTCTTTATTTCTTCTCTCTCCATAGAACCCTCTATGAGTTTTCCTTTAGCGTCATATATACCACTAATCATTATACTGTGTAGTTTAAGTTAGAGTTGAGGTAAGAGAACTCTTGGGAAAACCCTAAGAGTGTTACATCTACCCCACTGTCTGCATTTTTAAATTCATATGAAGCTGTCCTTGCTCTTAGTCCACCTAAGGATACCCTCTCAAACTGGTACTCTAAGGTAGCAGCACCTGTTAAGGGAAGCCTCGTGTTACTTGCACTGTTAAGAAGCGTGGTGTATGTGTTACTTCCGTTCTTAGATACTGCCACACTTATGTACTTAGTAGTTTCTGCTGACGGTCTGTATGTTACGTACAAATTATTAAGAACCTTCTCAACCTCAGGGTTGTCAAAGTCAAAGTACTTAGTTCTTACCACCGATGTAATAGCCGCTGTGTTATGTGTGTATGTATAACCCCTCTGGTATGTTTGTCCGTCTGCATTACTACCAAATATAAGTTGCTTATTGTCGCTGGTGTTGGTTATTGTAGCCCACTGTCTAACAGGGTGGTTGTCATAGAAACTCCAGGTACCCCTATAGGTATCAAACACTATCACTACATTGTTTAAGGCAGCAGAATCACCCGGTAAAGCTGCGGTTAAGTTTCCTATCCATAAGTAATACCTACCATCTAACACACCGGCAGACATCTTAGTCCAGTTAGTACCATTTATTAATCTCCATAACGAATTAGTAACCCAGTTGGTTATAGGTAAAGATATTAGGGATGGCATATTATTCCCATCAAACCTATAGACACCGTCCTTACCAGCCCAGTAGAGAATACCATCTATTTCCTGTATCGTATCATGTGCTACACACCCAGTACCTGCTAATATCTTAGCCTCACCTAGAGTAGCCGGGTTCCACTGCCATACATCACTGTTTGTAAATATTAAAAGCATTCCTCTATATCCTTTAATACCCGTTATATCCCCTATTACTGGTATTATATGTGAGGTGGTTGCATAAGTAGCAAAACCTTCCTCATTAGCATCGTAGAAGGTATGACTATCTGGCATAGTATACACAACATCACTAGTCCTATGTACTGTGGTTATATTTCCCAGGTACATGGTACTACCTATAGTGGTTAAGTACTTTCCTCTTACGTTTGCGTCTGCATTATCGGTATAAATATCTGAGACATTAGTGCCATCAAAATAATGTATATCTGTACTAGCCTCTACAAAATACATTCGGTCTAAATAATTAACCGCACTGCACTTGTAGTTTGCTGTTGTTACTCCTGTTGCCACGACAGACCATGCTGCTGTACCCGTAAAGTCTGCCTCATACAATCCACCACCGGACACTTTCATTATTGTGTGTGCCCCGTCATAGTCTGTATAATCAAACACTAAATCATCCCCAGTTACTGTGGCTATCTTATCTAAAAATACTGAGTATCCACCATCCTTACTAAGAGACCCGTTCTCATCATGATTAACGTTTCTTAAATAAGTGTAGGCTGTGTCCTCCATCATAAAGGGGTTAGTTCCCATGTCCATTCCACCGGAAAGGTCATACCTCCTCATTAAGTATGTATCTGCTTTCATCTTCTAAATAATAATATTAGCTTTAATCATATATTCTAACATAAGCAGCTTTAATTGTCAATGCTACAACCAACTGAATCTGTTAAGGTTAGACTCCTTAAGAAACTCTCTTGTCTTTGTGTTAGGCTTCTTCTCTTTCTGTAGTTCTTTTACTTTTATCTTAAGGTCTTCACTGCTTTTTATAGTATGCCCACCTTCTATTGGAATTCTAGATACTATATGGTGTCCCCATAAAGCAGCCTTGATTACCAATTGACTAAGTCCATCATGTCTATTTAATCTTAAACACACATGGTGTTGTGACATTTTCTTGTCTGCATCCTCTTCTTCAAACCACCCCATGTAGTGAATATTACCACTACTATTTCCTTCAATCCCATAAACATACAACTCTACCCCTTCCATGCCTTCTAGGGTCATCACAGCCTCTGTAACACCATACTCCTGCTCCCTGTCTGGGTGTGCATTTATATAAACTTCTAATGGCTTACCTGGCTTGAATGATTCCTTGTAGTCTGACACGTACGCAAAGAAGATTGGCTCCACTATTGCAGTGATACCCACACTAGCTAGCTCCTCCCTTAACATCTCATTGTGGCACACGTGTATACCTGGGTGCTCCTTTAATATCTCAACCCCCTCTGGGTGTTGTAGTAACCTAGATACATCAGACCCATTCCAGAACACTACCTTCTGGCCTGTGTGTTTCTTATACACCTCATAGTCCTCCTTAAAGTATAATCCCATAAAGAGTAGTCTTTCCTCCTCAGTACCTGAGTATTCTCTAAACCCAAAGGTACTCTTCATTCTCTCACCGTAGAACTTCATACCCTCACAGTAGTACACCTCGGGTCTCTTCCATGTGGCTATTAAACTATTGTGTATTTGTAGTACATCAAAGTTCGGAAAGTCCATGGGTGCCCACTCACTCCTATGGGTCTCGTGTTCATTACCGTACACAGCACCCTGCTCAGATACCTGTACTGGTGTTACTATTATAAGATACCTACACCTCTGTTTAAGTTTCTCTAATAGTATCTTACCCTCCTCTTTATTAAAATGCTCTAGTACATCCCCTATGTATATGAGTTCATAAAAACCCATACCATCTATTAGGTCCATTATATCTCCTATATAAATGTTGTCATAGATATCCCTCTGTAAGTCTGTTATATATTCTGGGAATATTTCCACCCCGTCTATGATTGTATAATGTTCAAACATCTTACCATTCCATACGTCTGTGTATTCCCTAAACAACATACCCTTAGAACCATACCCAATACCTACGTCTAGTATAGTCCTAGGTCTAATCTTTATTATCTGGTCACACAACCAGGTTAAGTGATATGGTCTACTTGTTGGCATTTCCTATATTCCTTACAAATAATACATTCTCGTTAGTAGCTGACTCTGCATACCTGTGCCATGCTACCTTGTTGACCGCATCCATGTGGTCTCCTATGAATTTAAGGGCTTCTTTAAAGTTGGCGTTATATTTAATAGCCTGCCATGCTGCGTCACAAGCCTCTTCATATTTCTTTAAGCCTGCTAGACAGTATGCCTTCATCATCCATGCGTCGTTCCTCTCCCCTAAGAACCTACTCCTTGGTATGTATTCATTTAAATGCTCTAAACACTTCTCCCAATTCTTTCTGTAAAAATACTCCCTTGCTAAGTAGTATCTCTCCCTTGTTAACTCACCATTTTCTTCTACTGCAGCCTTTAGTATTCTTAAGGTTCTCTCTGGGTCCTTCTTGTGTGCAGGTGAATAACCATATACTATTTTAATATCTGACTTATAACTCTTACCTACCATACTACCCTTGTAATTAAGGTAGTTATGAGCAGGACCATTCCAGGTTATCTCAGGTATGTTCTTATAAATTCTAGGAAATATATTACTACCTGCTTTGCCCTCTGCTTCTACAATTACATTAACAAACACGTGGCCTTCCTTGTCTGCCTTCTTTATAATCTTCCTTACTTCCTTAAGGTCTGTCTCTAAATACTCATCTGCGTCTAAGGTTATTATCCAGTCCCCAATACACTTATCTTTACTATGCTGCCTTGCCTTACCAAAGTGGTCTACCCATTTAAAATCTGTAAACACCTTATCCGTAAATTTCTTGGCAACCTCTATAGTGCTGTCCTCGCTACCTGTATCACACACTACTATCTCGTCGGCTCCCTTTACAGACTCTAACGCACGAGGTAGCATCTCCTCCTCGTTCTTTACAATCATTGCTACTGATATCTTCATAGCTTTAAATATTAATTTAATGATATATTGTACTACACTTTACATTATTTGTCAAGGACCTATAGTATTAAGCCCTCCCACTTGGTGGTAAAGGGTACGCCTTATTTAATACTGGTCCCGATTCTGTGTCAGGGCTAGGAATATATTCTACAACAGCCCATATTGTAGACATTTGAACCTCTACTCCAAAAGCTGTATGTCTAAGCCCAATTTGCATTGAGTCTATATCAGGCGGAGTCCATGCGTTAGAAGTACCAGGCTTAACATAAGAAGTTAATAGTGGGGTTTTAAGGTAATATTGATTAACACTGTTTATCTGCCAATCTCCATAAGTAGTTGTTATATTAGAACCCTCTAATACCGTACCACTAGCACTCGGCTTGATTCTCAAATAACTATAATAGTCGTCATTAGAACATTTTACATAAGCATTAACAGCAACAAGAGTAATCTCTTCAGAGGTTAGCCCAGAATTATCTACATTATAATCATCAACACCAGTAACCTCAGGAGAACTTGACGTTTTAACATAATCTGTAGTATTTAACGGAATTTCATCTACTAGCGTATAGTTATTTGAATCACCCGCACTACCATCTGTTTTTTGAAGAGTGTTGTTATCCCCCGAAGCGTTAGGTCTTAACACTATAACAGCACCTTCTCCTGGATAACCAGTCTGGTAGCTTCCAGCACTACTGTTAACAGCAACATCGTCAAAATACCAATCCCCCTGGGTTTGTGACTCTCCAATGAGGTTTCCTCCGAACGCTATAGTGTAAATACCAGTCCCTAACGTCAAAGAAGAAGAAGAAGCTACAGATTCCCCATCAACCTTTAACTCTGCAATTTCCGAACCTGCCGAAGGACTGTTGTTGTACCTAACCTCTATCCTATACCATTCTCCTATTGTAAGAGCACTAGAGCTACTTCCTATTTGAGTAGAAGTATTATAGTACAATCCTAGCTGCCTACCAGAACTCAATTTAACACTAATGTCTCTATCAGCAAAATCTAGATTTCCCTCTCCTAAAAAAAATATCATGTTATCTGCACTGGGAGCAGTATCAACCCTCAAGTAGAATCTAATATAAAAATCTCCTGCAGAACCATCATGACCAAAATACACAGCTTTCTTAGTGCCAGAAGATAAACTGTTAAACCTACAAGAGTAACTTCCACCCCTACTAACTGAGTCAGTAAATGCACCTGTATGGTTGTAGACCAACATGCCCTCACTTGTATAGCTCTGCTGTTCAAATCCAACAGTTATTAACCTACTCATTGTGTACTCTGCGTAAAATTATATGACTATCAACTAAATACTTCCTTCCACGTGTCCCCTACATTCACCTGTACCTTTGTAACTGGCTTCCACGAATCTCCCACATTAACTTTTACTGCTGTTACAGTTTTCCACGAATCACCCACGTTCAACTTCATGTCAGTCCCTGTAGCTCCAGCAGGTACTTCTACTGCAAAGACCTGTACAAAACCATCAGAACTTACTCCACAGTAGAAGTTTATAAAGTGATTACTGTCTATTTGGTAACACGAATTGTAATTACTACCTATCGTATCAAACTCTAGACTAGCATTTGCTGTTGTTACTGCCCAAGTAGAAGTGTTCACTGCAAATACTTGTACATAACCATCATCTCCTGTTCCTCTCCAGAAGTTTATAAAGTGATTACTGTCTACCTGATAGCAAGAATTGTACCATCCTATGTCAGTATCAAACTCTAGACTAGCATTTGCTGTTGTTACTGCCCAGGTGCTCGTATTGACCGTGAATACCTGTACAAAACCGTCAAAACCGTCTCCACTGCAGAAGTTAATAAAATGATTACTGTCTATTTGATAACACGAGTTGTGTGTGCCATTAACTATATCAAACTCTAGACTAGCATTTGCTGTTGTTACTGCCCAAGTACTTGTACTAACTGTAAATACTTGTACATAACCATCTGTACTACTTCCAGCCCAGAAGTTTATAAAGTGATTACTGTCTATTTGGTAACACGAATTATAAGAGTTATCTACCGTATCAAACTCTAGACTAGCATTTGCTGTTGTTACTCCCCAAGTAGAAGTGTTCACTGCAAATACTTGTACATAACCATCCAAATCCCCCGTTCCCTGCCAGAAGTTTATAAAGTGATTACTGTCTATTTGATAACACGAATTATAAAGGCCCTTATTCGCCTCAAACTCTAAGCTAGCATTAGCTGTTGTTACTGCCCAAGTACTTGTACTAACTGTAAATACTTGCACAAAACCCTTGCTAAACTCTTGCCTCCAGAAGTTAATAAAATGATTACCATCTACCTGGTAACAAGAGTTGTCTGCACCGTATGCTGTATCAAACTCTAGTCTAGCATTTGCTGTTGTTACTCCCCAAGTAGAAGTGTTCACTGCAAATACTTGTACATAACCATCCAAACCGTCTCCAGCCCAGAAGTTTATAAAGTGATTACTGTCTATTTGATAACATGAATTATAAAAACCGTATGCTGTATCAAACTCTAGACTAGCATTTGCTGTTGTTACTGCCCAGTCAGCCATTAGTCTTTATACTGAATTAAATTATATGTTGTAATATGGAAAGGTCTTACCCTATCGTCTAGCCAAATCTCAAATCCTTCTTTAACAGCCCTTTCACTAAACTCACAATCCTCACTCATAGTCCTCCTGTCATACTCTTTCCCCTTAACTACCACCTTCTTTTTAAATTTTATATCTCCAAACTCAAAGATATACTCTCCATACTTAGCAAAAAGTTTCTCTAAAACCTTTCTCTTAACAAGCATACAACCTGTTCCTGCTGCATCAATCCTATGCAAATAATCGTCTTCCTTAAACTTCTCTATATTCTCATAAAGATTTATCTTCTTACCATCTGCCTTCACCTCTCTTTTATAAAAAGCACACAAAGGATGAACCCCATTCTTATCAGGATTTCTCCCTAGTATAGGAGCAATTACAATGTCCTTATCATCCTCTATAAACTTTTCAAGTGTATCTGGTGGTATTGGATTATCGTCATCAACAAAGAAAACATAATCAACCCCATTCTTAAGAGCCTCTAAAGCAATATTATTTCTAGCCTTGTCTATCCTCTGTCTCTCGACTACCATAAAAGCACAGGGTAAGGGCTTGTGTAATTGTAATAAGCTCTGCACTGTAGCACTAGGTATAAACCCACTATAAGAGGGCATACCCACTAAGATTGTTTTATTTTTGTATTTCTGTGACACTCTCTTTTGTGAGTGAAATTATAGATTCCTCTTGCTGAGCTATCCTCTGCAAGGTTTCATCTTTTATTCTCTGATAGTAGGTAGTCTTCTCTTCATCTGCACTTTCGACAGCTATTTTCCCGTCAATTTCTTTAACATAAAGACTGTCTCTAAGGTGAGACTCCTCTATCCCTTTTATGTATTCTGCCTTAATAGCATTCTGCTCTTCTGTTGTAAGGTATGTATACTCCATTCAAATAAAAATAATAAATTAAATATTAAGCTGTGTATGTTACATACAAGGAACCTATTGTTGTTGTAGAAGCTGTTGGCCCTGTTGCACTTGTTCCATAACACACATTTATTATCATATCAGTAGCTGCTGTTCCATGGTCCGCAGCCTCACAACTAGCTGGTAATGGACTTGATACTGTTCCTGTTGGTCCAGTCGGTCCTTCTGGTCCCGTTGGTCCTTCTGCACCTGTTTCCCCAGTAGGTCCAGTAGGTCCTTCAACTGTACTATCAGCACCAGTTGGTCCTGTTGGTCCTTCTGCACCTGTAGTTCCCTTAGGTCCTGTTGGTCCTGTTGGCCCTTCTACTGTACTATCGGCACCTGTTGGTCCTGTATGTCCCGTTGGTCCTGTCTGACCTGTGGCACCATCGGTACCATCTGTACCTGTTGGACCTGTTGGTCCTTCTGGTCCTGTCGGTCCTGTTTGTCCTGTCACACCATCAGTACCATCAGTACCCGTAGTTCCCTTAGGTCCTGTTGGTCCTGTCGGTCCTTCGACTGTACTATCTGCTCCTGTTGGTCCTGTATGTCCCGTTGGTCCTGTCTGACCTGTGGCACCATCGGTACCATCTGTACCTGTTGGACCTGTTATACCTGTTGGTCCCGTTGTCCCTGCACCTGTTGGCCCAGTTACACCTGTTGGTCCTGTAGGTCCAGTAGGTCCTGTTGGTCCAGTTGGTCCAGTGGGACCAGTGGCACCAGCACCTGCACCATAAGGTCTAGGTGTAATTAATAGTGCGTCTATAACCCCACTTGAGTCATCAGTTGCATAAGCCTCTAAGGCAATTGCAAAAGATATTTCCCCAGCAGTTGCTTTCTTTGCAATCTTAACATCTGTGTATGTTGAAAGAAAATCTCCTACCGCAATGTCATCCGTTCCATTTACCTTTAAGGCATCAACCTTTCCAATAACTTGTATATAACCATAGGCATTATCATTTATTGTGTTTGTAGCCATACCAAAGACCTTTGGGTCTCCTCCTGTAGTAGTAGTTGTAACCTCGTTCCCTGCCGCAACATCTTTTAATACAACAACATCCCCCTCTGCTAGTGCCCCACCAGAGGTGTTCTTCATTCTAATTGTTTCTTTTATTTCACTCGTGCTTACACCCATATTATCATAGGCTGTAGTACTCATTCCATTATCTGCTTCAAAAAACCCCGTATTTAGGGAAAAACAAACATTGTTAGAAATGTAGTTCTCTTTACAGTATATAGTGTCTACTAATACAGCGTAGTTATACGTACTGAGGTTGTTACCACTTATTAAATTATTACTAGAAGCATAGCCCTCTGATGCCGTAAGTTTAATACAAGTTTTAGAGGTTCCCCCATAAAAATAATTACCCACAATAGAGGACTGATAACCCCTGTTAACTACTATAGTATTAGTACAAACAGGGTCGTAGAAAAGACACCCAGAAACCGAGTTTTTAAAGCCTGATAAGGAAAGTGCTGCTGTACCAGAACCACCTAGTTTAACAAAAGTACATCCAGAGACGAGTGCATTCTTCTGGTTCAGAGATATCTGAAGACCATAACCTGTGTAGTCTTTAAACGTACAGCCTTCCACTAAAATAGAACCATCAAAAGAGAAACTACCACCTATAAGGAGACCCACATTCGTTGTATCAACAAAGTAACAGTTTGAAATTTTTGTAGCCGAATCTGCAGAGCTAGTATAGTTTATTCCATACTTTAGTGCCTTAAAGGTACACCCCTCTATTATTGTCTCAGAACCGGCAATAGAAATTCCAGTTTCATTAGTTCCTGCTGACGTTATATACAAATTTCTTACCTCTGTACCAACTTCTGTTCCACAGTTTATTCCTGTAATATTAGCCGCAATGTTTAATATTGTAGAACTACCCTGTCCTCTTAAAGAAACTTTATCCGACATGACTATAGAAGCCGCTATGGCAAAGTTTCCCTCTGTTAACAACACCGTTCCACCGGTTGTTGCAATCGCTGTTATAGCCGTATTTATTTCTACCTCATCAGCAGTACCATCACAAATGTAGTCTGCTCCACTGTTATCATATGCGTCTGATGCTGCAATAAGAATTGTCACACCACCACCAGAACCCGTTGGTCCCGTTGGCCCTGTCATACCCGTTGGTCCCGTAGGTCCTGTCGTTCCTGCTCCTGTTGGTCCCGTGGCTCCCGTTGGTCCTGTGGGTCCTGTCTGTCCTGTGGCTCCGTCTGTTCCATCTGCACCCGTTGGTCCTGTTGTTCCTGTGGTTCCTGTTGGTCCCTCCGGTCCTGTCGGTCCTGTTGAACCATCTGTTCCATCGGCTCCCATAGGTCCTGTTGGTCCTGTTGTTCCTGCTCCTGTTGGTCCCGTGGCTCCTGTTGGACCTGTAGGTCCTGTTGCACCAGTAGGACCAGTAGCCCCTGCTCCCGTAGGTCCTGTAGCTCCCGTTGAACCAGCCTCTCCGGTAGCACCCGTTGGACCTGTTGGTCCTGTTGACCCTACACCCGTAGCTCCTGTTGGTCCAGTCTGCCCCGTTCCACCTTGTGGACCAGTTGGTCCAGTCGGTCCTGTACTGCCTGCACCTGTTGGGCCGGTAGCACCTGTAGAACCTGTAGACCCTGTTGAACCTTGGGCTCCAAATCCTGCATACTGCCACTCTCCATTTTCTAATATCTTTAGTCTTGCCATTTTATGTCTTAATAATATAATTCAAAACTACATAAGGCTGTAGGTTGGTGTGTGCACTAGCTGCATTAGCCGCACTATTAGCCTGGTTAGTTGCTGTGGTATTCTGATTGGTAGGTGTAGTGTTTTGGTTAACAGCGGTTGTATTCTCAATCCATGTATTAGTTGCTTTATATAAACCACCTGTTGAGTTAGGCCCGTGGTTTCCACCACTTCCCATGTTAGCTGCATACTGTGCCCTGTGTCCGTGTGCGTTCTGTGTATGGGTATGTGCGTTTTGTGTATGAGTATGTGCGTCCTGTGTGTGGTTGTGTGCGACTAGTCCACTCTGTGCTGAAGTTAAAGTAACCTCTTTGGCACCACCTGTTTCTCCTAAGGCGTCAAAGGCTGTGTCTGTACTATCATATCCTACTGGTACCTTACCCTTTAAACTTGGTACATTGAATGTTGTTGAACCGTCTCCATTACCGTAGGTTTCTCCTATTACTGAGAATAATCCTGAGTAGGTTGTTCTACTTACGGCACCACCATCACATAGAAGATAACCACTTGGAGCAGCGGTACCTGCAAACATACTTATCATACCAGAAGTTACAATTGCCACTGCACTTATTGCACTCCCATTTCCATATATATACCCTGTTAAATCTGTTGTTGTTCCGGTTGAAATATTACTAGGTCCTGTAGCACCTGTTGGTCCCGTTGGACCGGTCGGTCCTGTACTACCTGCACCTGTCGGACCGGTTGGCCCTTCAGTACCTGTTGGACCCGTGGCTCCTGTTGGTCCTGTGGTACCTGCACCTGTTGCACCGGCTGGTCCAGTTGCTCCGGTAGGTCCCGTTGGACCTGTAACTCCTACTCCTGAAACATCATCTGTATCCCACCATAAATCTCCTGCTGTTGCCCCTGTTGGTTCATCATCTGAAATATATACATCTGCACCCTGTGCACCTGTAGGACCAGTGGGTCCTGTAGGTCCAGTTGGTCCGGTAGGGCCGGTCGTTCCTACTCCTGTAGAACCAGTAGCACCAGTAGGACCTGTCGGTCCTTCAGCTCCTGTGGCTCCTGCTCCTGTGGGTCCTGTGGCTCCCGTAGGGCCAGTAGGACCAGTAGGACCCGTTGGTCCTATGAACTGAGCTACTAACGATTTTTTTGTTGTTCCTTGTAATGAAGCACTTGTATCACTTACATCAACAACAGGTACCCAGTCTGCACTTTGGTCTACTGCTGCTAGTGTTGGTAATTGTGTTATTCTCTTATCTGCCATTCTTAAGATTCGGTAAAGTTACGTCTAACCCATGTTGAAATTTTTGTGTTTATCTCTTTCCAGTTACCTAAATACCCAAGGAGAATTTGATATAAATCCTCTGTAAGTATCTTATCATCCGTTCCCTCTTCTACTAAATAGAAGGGGTTCCCACTTGTAGTTGTTATATCTGAGTCACCAAATGTAGAGGTATCTGCATCCACTCTTTCAAAAGCAGAGGCAGTAGCCCCTATATCTGTATCACTCCAGGAGCTGGTAGTAGTTATATCTCTCCTGTTAAACATGCTCTTAGTAGTCTAATATTAACCACGCACTGTTTGAACCGTCCGTTGATACGTCTGCTGTTACCTTTATAGTATCAAAGGTATCCTCTGAGCTCATTGTTAGAAAACCTACTCCGTCTGCACTTAAGGTTAAGCTTGCTACCCTTGTTGGCATTTGAGCATTTGTGTTGGTCACATTACTTATCCACTTATTATATGTGGTTAAGTCTGCACCTACCCCTACAGTTGCTGAGAATACAGTATTTCCACTAGTGTGGCTTGCCCTCTTACAGACCAATACTACTTTCTTTGCACCAAGAATACTTACTGCACCACTTGTCTTATCAGCTGTCTGGCTTTCAAACAAAGGTATAATTCTTCTTCTCTCCATTTAATTATATTATTATATTAAATATTAATAACTAATCACAGCCCCGTAGGGCTGTCCATTAACTATTAATCTGCTGGTGGACTTGTTACTTCTCCAGTTGAACTGAAGTTGAGTAAAATCCATTGTGTTGCTGACTTGCAAGTTGCCTCAAATGAAGCATTTGCTGCCAATGCACACTCTACTGCCGCACCTGTAGTCCCGTTGAGGGCTATAGATGATGGTGCAGAACTTCTTATTTCACAACCTGTTCCTGCAATAGCTCCTCTTACTACTTTACCAACAACTGGTGCTGGTAAGATAGCAATATTGTTTGCTCCTGCTGATGTGATTGTTACAAAGTCTGTATTAGCTGGCATGGCTACACCCGTAGTGTTTGTGGTTACTGCTCCAGCTACCTTGGTTACATACCCAGTTATATTACCAGTTATGTTTCCAGTTACATTTCCAGTTACATTACCTGTTAAGTTTCCAGTGAAACCTCCCGCTGTAATGGTCTGTGCTGTATGAAATCTGTTTGACATTTTTATTATCTATTAACTAATATATTTTCCCTCACTTATCCCTGAGGTCAACTTAGTTGTTGGGAGGCAGAGTTATACTCCCCTGCCATGAGTCCACACTATTAAGCTGTGTGTGTAGAACCGTCTCCAAGACTTCCTACAATACCCTGCCATCCGGAAACTCCGTAAGCATATACGTCTGCTACCTTAGCATACATAACGTCGGTATCTTCATCTTCCCAAGCCTTTATCTCAAAGTTCTGAAGTTGTTTGAACTTCAAAAGTCTTCCAGTAAATGATGGGTCAATTAAGAAGTATCTCTTGTCGTAAGTTACTCTATCTGTAGAAGCTGTTTCGCCTCTGTTATAAGCAAATCTCCATGACATGTATGGGTTTACCAATACATCCATGTTTCTTCCCTTGAAGTAGTTGACAGATTCGTCAACGCTTCCTGGAACCATATCTGCTTCAGCTATTTGTAATGCTTCCTCTCTGTTATAAGGGGTTACCATTAATATTAGCTTACTCTCTAGACCGATGTTAAGAGGAATACCCTTGTTAGAGAATACCTCATACATTACATCTTCTAAATCTTTCAATGCGTCATAAGAAAGTGCATCTTGTACACCATCTAAGAAGGTGTTCCTTTGTGCAGTTCCACCATCTTTTCTAGGATGCTGTACTGAAATCAAAGGCATTCCATCACCGTATAATACAGTGTTGTCGAATGCATTTCTAAATATTGAGAAGGCATTTATATCCCTTCCCTGAGCTGCTTTTCTTGCAAGCTCTCTTGACATATCCTCTGCTTGAGCGATACTATACTGGTCTACTTTGTTAAGTAAACTAGAGATAGCCATCTTTCTCTTATAAGTGTTTAGCTCATACCTGTATGTGTACCCGATTAAGAGTTCATCTTCAGGAGATGCTGCTGATTCACCTACTAGTTCAGGATAGTCAATGCCAGACCAACTTGAGTCGTCCTCGAAGAGTTTGTTTGTGGTTTCTACAGAGAAAAGCTTACTGAGTAATGTTTTTACCATTACGTTGTCTGCTTCCTCTTGAATCCAGTTTTCAACTCCGCATACTGTTAGTTCTGGGTATGTACTTGTTATCATAGCCATTGCTATCTAAAAATCAAAATTAATTATTAAGCTCCTACGTTTCCGTTACTCTGGTTTTCTACCAATTTAACGTCTACAAAGTTACCCTTACCAGGTTGACCTACAATTAAGAACTGTAGCTGGCTTGCTGAAGTGTTACTCTCATCAAGTTTTCTCTCGTCTGTGGTTAATACATCAATGTAATAACCTACTAAATCGGAACCAGTTGTGGTTCCCAATGTTGCATCTGCTTCTGCTCTTATTATGTCATTAGGTAGAATTGGTTCTACTAATGCATAAACGGTTTCAACAGTTACGTTATCACTAGCTGCGGTGAATGAAACACCATCTACTAATGTACCGTCATGTGCTGTATCTAGAGCGTTCTCTAAAGGTGTCATTCCTGACCCCATTACCCATCCTCTACATATTCCGTAGATAGGGTCTGATACTGCGTCTGCTCCGTCTACCCCTGTAGCAACGACCTTAACAGTTCCGCCGTTATATACGACTCCGCTGTTAATTACTGGCCATCTCTCTAGTGGTCTACTTGATGCACCATCTGCATATTTTATAATTTTCATTATACAAATGTTTTAAATTATCTATTTTTTTGTGCCAATCTCTCGGCGTATTTCCTCCTGAGTTCATTGACTGCTTCACCCTTGAGTCCTTTTCTTTGGACTTCTGACTGAATGAATGCCTCATCTCTAGCGGGTAGTTTTATTGTCTCTTCAGACTTCGCACTACCACCACTAAATCCTCGGGTTATTCCTCCCGTCATAGAATCCCGGACTCCCTCTGTGTAGCCCTCATCTCTGATTGCCTCAGGGTCCAAAATCCTCTTCCTTGCAACTTCTAGGGCCTCTTGTGGTTTGTATCCAAACTCCTGGTCAAGCATTGCTGCTGTTGCCCTTATAGATTCTTGTACTGTATTGGGGAGTTTTTGATTCTCCTCTCTACTGAAAAAGTCTCTCGTTGCACTTACCTGCATCTCCCATTTATCTCTCTCTTGAGAGTCCAACCTGTTCATCCATGATTGTCTAATTGGGTCCACTTGCTGTGGAACTAGACCATCTGATGGAGGTGGCGTACCGGCGGGTTTCTCTGTTACCTTACTCGTGAGTTTGGATGGTGCTATCTTCGTATCATAGATATTCATATAGTACTCCTTCTCTTGAGGGGAGAGTCCCTGCTCGTTAACGAACTCTTCGTAATCCTCTCTAGTCTTGGTTATTCGGTTGAGAAGTTTAGACTGTGCATCCTCTGCCTGTCGTCTATATGTCTCGGCCTCTTCCTTGATTCGAGCGGCTTCCTTAGAACTGTCGCTATACCTTTTCTTCCAGTCGACGCTGTCATCCTGAGTTAAATTAGGACTATCTTCGTTACCACCCTCAGGAGTGGAGGAAGACTCTGTAGCGGAGGATGAGGTTACTGTCTCGTCGACAGGGCTCTTCTCCTGAAAATCTACTTCTGCCATGCTATGTTGTTAAAGAATTTATCTAGCCATAAAGGCTCTTATTGCCTAGCCTCGAGAACTAGTCTCAAGAACTTTTATGGTTACTATAGTTATTATACTATAAGTCTATGTTATTTGTCAAGCCCATCTCTTATTTTCTCTACCTCTTGTATCATCCATAAGATAGAGCCCGTACCAAATTTGAGCTTGTTTGCTAGTGCTAGCATCTTATCTCTATCTTCTGCTGGAGCTATCATTATCTCCCTTTCTGTCTCTAATACAAAGGTGTGAACCATCTCTTTAATAAACTGCCACCCCTCCATCTCTGCTACTGCGGCCACCTTTCTTCTATTGTCCCTTATTTCCTCTTTAGTATATTTATCCATTACTGGTTATTAAAAATTTACATCATCATACCACCAGCCATTTGGCCAGTCATATCTTCTTGACCCATATTATTAGGCATTGGCATCACCCCACCCATAGGGTTTGGTAATCCTGCTGCTCCCGGCATCTGTGGAATCTGTGGCTGGTTATTCATAGGCATTCCCATAGGTGCTCCCATAGGCTGTTGCATACTCTGTGTTATTGCGTCTGCGTCTGCTACTGCAGCTTCTCCTGCTTGTTCGGCAAGTAATCCATCTAATCTCAAGTGGTCTGCTAACTGTAGTCTATAGCTCTCCATAGCTTCTGCAAAGGCCCCCATCTGTGGGTCTACACCTTCCATCATAATCTTAAACTCCTCGGAGGACATAGTATCGTTTAATCTCCTTAGCTCTACAGAGTGTGTATACCTATGTGCTAATGGTTCTCCTGCTCTACCTGGTACATCATCTCCATCTTGCATTTTCTTCTGCTGTTCCATAGCCTGCTGTATCTCCTCTATCTTATCCTCATCATCGTCTATTAAGAGGTCCTCATCATCCATTTCCATTTCCTTTAGGTACCACTTTGTTAGTTTTCTTATATCTATTACTGGTAATGTACCATCTGGCTTTGGTGTAGCCCTATCTCCTGCTAATTGTACTAACTGTGGTAGTACCTCCTCTGCTTTTCTCATCTTGAATGCTGATGATATAGGAGAAACAAAGTCTGGGCTTATATAAACTCTTGCCTCACCCTTCCATTCAAACATCTGCTTATCAAGAGGCATTATCTTAGAACCCTTTATCTCCCTTACCTTATAGTTATCATCCATATCCTGGTAAAGGTCTATATCTTCTAGCCTCAACTCTCTCATTTCCTTCTTACCAAACTCTAATGAAGACTTCTTAGTTGGTTTGCTATAAAACTGTGTTATTCTACTTAAAAGTAATTTACCCCATGTGGTCATACCAGCCATAAGGTTGTCAGTGTACATGTTTACCATATCAGAAGCATTCTCCTTCATGGCTAGTGTGTTTGTAGCAGGTGTAGAACTCATAGGTAGACTTAATCCCTGTGGATTAATACCTGTGTTCATTACCGCCTCGTCCTTAAGCTCTTCACTTATTCTAAAGGAATCAAAAGGTATACTAGGAATTTCTAACGGTCTTATTTGGTTAACATCACCTACTTTAATAAGCATGTTAGGCTCCATTCTATCCCACTGGTCGTCTACATCACCAAAGATTGTAGCACCAACAAATGTTGGGGGGTTAGTAGCAAACTTTATTCTGTTTAATCTTGCATTTTTAATAGCACTCTCCTCAGAAGACTGCTGTATTGTAATATCTCCTACCCCTAATCCATAAAAACTACCCGGATGTCTTATAAAATGAAAGGATACAAATGGAATTTGCTTATCTATATAAGGAATTGGTCCATCCTTAAGTAATACGTCCTCGTAGATTATAACTTCTGAGTCTGTCTCTACGTTATAGTAGTATATAAGCTCCCCATAACCCTTCTCTGCGTCTCTAGGTGGTTTGAAAAATGGTGAAGCATATGATTCTGTATTACTTACATTATCAATCTTCTCCAGATTTTTAATTTCTCCATTACCCTGGAACATAAGCTTTACCTGTGCTGGTGTTACATACATTATACCAGCGGCATCAGTTGCTGCATGGCTAGTACCGTGTAGGTACTGTGCATTAGGGTCTATATAAAAATCTCTTATATCCCATGGAACAAAGTCCATGTCCTCATATTCAACAATAGTTTTCTTCTCATACTCTTGGGCTGGAATCTCTCCCTTCTCTAAGTCCTCTTTCTTTATATCCATGTCCTTAGGGAATTGTACTGCCCTTGTTCTTATTGTATAAGGTATGTAAGCAATTGATGTACCAAATATTTTAGCTCTCTTCGATGTGTCTAAGAACTTATACCTGATATCAGGGTTTCTTCTTAGATAATCATCTAACATATATCTGTACGTGTAAGCCCTACCTTTCCTTTCATCCTCTTCGTGCCTAGCTTCTATTAAGAACTTAATCTCTTGCTTTCTTTCTCTAGCATCTATAAATGCTACAGTCCTATAAGCTATACTAGACCTGAGGCTACTCTCCCAGTCATCATTACCATCAAAATCAGACCACATTAAGTAGTCTTTTTCTAATAGATTCCAGTGGGAATCCCAACTCTTGGACCCATCATAATTAATTAAATTACAAGAACCCTGTCTGGCATTATACATTTGCTGGATTCTACCTTTAACCTTTCCAACAATCTTCCACTCAGACTTGTTAGTCCAGATTTTATAGTTACCTACATAATCTATGCCAGGACCATCTAAATAACGCTCTAAGGAAACTGCTTTTGTTTTGCTCATGATATTATACTTTTAAATCAATGATATATTCTACTATATTTCTTCCTCTCTGTCAAGTCCTTCGTCAGAAACTATAGGTTTGTAGTGGTGTGTGACTTGAATTGCCTCCACCTCACCGTTGATTACTTTAATTATTATTTCTCCAAACTTTAATTTTTCAAAAATATCCCTGAGTCCCTGAAATTTTGTAGAGTTGGGGAAGTTACCCTCCCCCATTTCTACTACCTCATAGACTATTTCACTAAGCTTTGGCTTTCTCATTATTGCCCTCCTTAATAGCTTTCTTCATTTTCTTTACTTCCTCTTCTTTAGCAAGTCTCTCTCTGTCTTCGTCTGTCTCAGGCATGTACTCCTCGGCCATAAGTCTGTGTACATAGCTTTCTTTCTTATTAATAGTTCTACCCTCATCATCCTTAACACGGGAGAATATTTTGTTAAATACTCCCTTAAGCCACTCCCACTGGGGTTCGGTTATATCCGCATACATAGTAGCCTTTTTAAGTGTATCCTTTGTTTCCTCTAATGGTGGTAATATTACATATATACCAGCACTCTTTTTAATCTCCTGTTCTCTTGCAATGCTACTCTCATTCATAAGGTCGTTAGAGTTGAAGGCATCCTCCTGTTCTGGAGTCCAGTACTCTCTTGGTATAAAGAACTTAATAGTGAGAATATTCCTTAGTTCATCCACTATTTGTCTTTTACTCTTGGGTTCTAGGGATTCCTGGGTCTTTGTAGTAGACCTCCCCTTGTTAATTATCTCCACCTCTTTGGAGACAAATCTCTGCCACCCTATCTGGTACTTAGCTGCAGCCTTCCTTAAGTCTGCCTCTGAAGCCTCATCCAGGTTTGGAATTTTACACTCTAGGGCTAGCCGGTTATTGTAAATTCTAACCTTCATTTAAATAATATTAATAATTTATATTCCCGCAATAGGGTTGCGGACCCGTCTGCTGTGTTTGACAACAAACTGGTCACCCACAGGGCTGTGATATTGTATCACGTATCTGAGGGCGTCCATTGCATCGTCAAAAATCTTTCTAGGAGCATCCTTTCTTTTATTAGCCAGCCTCATTGTAGGGTCTACCTCAATAGCTTCGTCGTTGTATCCATACCAGGAGTAGTTTTCAAACTCTCTTATAGTATTTGTACAGTTCCTACACACAAATAGCTTAGGCCTGTTTGTTATCTTGTCCTTTTCTAGTCTCTTTCTAACATCACTTATCCCCTCGTCTACACTATCTGCTCCCTTTAAAGTAGGGGTTATATAATACCCCTGTGCAGCATAATCCATTAAGGTTTGCTTAGCCTGACTATCTCCTATCCTTTTTATTCTCTTCTTTCTCAACGGCATAACCCACATATCTTCCTTAGCCATAATAGCACTAACATGTTTATCTGTAGTCCACTCACTTTCATAGTGTTCGTCTACAACATAGGCTGTGTCTGTAACGTGGTCAAACATTACAAAGATAGCAGCTGTTGGGTGTGACGCACCAAAGTCTAGTCCTATCTCTAACTGCCACTGACTAGGTATATCCTTAGGTAGTATCTCAGGTATCACGTGGTCCTGCCTATTAAACTCTTTATAAACTAAACCACTCCTCTTTCTAAACTCTGCCTCATACTCCTGAGAGTATAGGTCGTCTCCCACCTCTTGTTTAGCAGCGTCTAATTCTTTCTTTGAAATAAAAGGATTAGTACTAGTGGGCATCTTCCAGCTCTCCCACCCTTCTGCTGTTTGTGAATAATCATAGAGTTCATAGAAGTGGTTGTATCCCCTAGGAGAACTAATAAATATAGCCCATCCTCTCTTGTCTGATAGGGCTGGCCTAATAGCTTCCTTCCATACTGGTGCCATACCATAGGTTTCCATTGCATACTCGTCTAACACCACCCCATCTAACCCACTACCTACTAAACTATCCGGGTCCTGTGCTCCTTTAAGTTCTATAATAGCGTGATTGGGCAGTTCTATTATGAGATTATTCTTTTCAATCCTACACTTATCCTGATACCACTTAGGAAATAACCTAACCTTAGCCATGAGTAGCCTCCATGCTATGTTCTTAGCCTGTCTATACGTAGGGGCTACATACCAGTATAATCCATTAGGGTTATTTAAAGCCTCTAACAGAATAGTTACTATGGCTAATAGGGTTTTACCCCACCTTCTCCCACATACAATAACCTTAAACCTAGCATTAGACCTTATAACTTCTTCCTGCCCTGCATGTGGGGCACTAGTGACCTTACCACCCTTATGTACTGTGTGCCATAGATTAATATTAATTGCCATCATCGCCCTCCTCTATAGAAAGCCCACCATTAACTATAATCTGCATGTCTGGGGTGGCCGCCTCTACCATCTTGTCTACTAATGCCAACTTAGAAATGTACTGCATCCATTGTAATTGTAACTGTTTAACCTTTACTTTGTCCCCTGTTGTTTTAGCTTTCTCAAATAAATACTCACAATTCTTAACCTCATCCCATGCCTTCTTAATCTGCATAACCCTCTGTGTAGACGCAAACTCATAAACGTCCTTAGTCTCTTCTAACCACTTCTGTGTTATCTTGTCTATCATGTAACTTATAGACTTGTTTCCTATACTCTCTATACCAAGCCACTGTCTGACCTTATCTGTTTCAATAAGACCCATCATCATAGCTGATTCTACAAGTCCTTCTAAGACTCTATCTCTTTCTCCCTTAGGTAATTCTGCCAATATAATAGCACGTACTGGTGCTTCGGCTTCGGCCAAGTGGCCAACTTCAATTGTAGCGTCTGATTTCAAAGTCTTGCTCATTGCTAAATACAGTATATCACACTCCTTCATATTTGTCAAGTACTATAGGTTTATTAAAGCTATTGACAATTCTTGAGATACATGATATACTGATACTACAATTAAATTTAGCGGAATTCAAACATCAACAAAATAAAAATTTAGTGTCTCACATAATATTTAGATGGTCCTGTGGGCGGGTAGGTTTCGCTAAATTCCTACCCCCCTACAAGGCTAAAAGAAAGGAAATAAAATGAAAAAAGAAAAACAGGAGTTATTATCAATGCGACGTAATGTTCTCGAGCAACTAGATAGGATGGCCTTTATCTCAAGGTTATCTTGGAAACTGAATGATTTAAAAAATATTTACAATATTAATACCACCGACCCAGAAGAGTTGCTTAGCTATATGCAGGATATGATGACTATAAGAGAAAGTATACTAGAGGAGGCGTATAACTTAGACCGGTTCTATGCAAGGAGAAAGGAGGAACAAAATGAAGAATAGTTTTATTTTATATCACTCTTATAAAAAACACTTTAAGTTTCTCACTAATGAGCAGAAGGGTATCCTATTTGATGCATTCCTCGAGTACTCAGAGAATCAAACAATACCAGAATTAGAACCAGTCTTAGCAATGGCCTTTAATTTTGTAGCAGAAGATATAGATATTAATAGGCAGAAGTGGGAAGATATGGCAGAGGTAAGAAGTGAGGCAGGTAAAAAGGGTGCAGCAGCAAGGTGGGGAGATAATAAAGATATGGCAAACGATGGCAAACGCATTTTGCCAATGGCAAAGGATGGCAAACATGCCGTTAGTGTTAGTGTTAGTGATAGTGTAAATGTAAGTGATAATGTTAGTGATACTTCTTATAAGAAATCTAGTATCTCTTTATTAGAAAATAGGCTATTACACAAGAAGTTAGCAGATAAGTTTGGGGTAGAGGTTAAGTATGTGGCCAATGAATGTGATATAATGTCGGATTGGCTTAAGTCAAAGGGAAAGACACAGAAGGATTACGAGGCCTTTGCACGTAACTGGATAAGGAGAAACACTACAGAGAAGGTAACGGCAGAGCCTACGCCTTACTTATAATTAAATTTAGCAGAACTTAAATGAAAAAGGATAGAGTATTTTTAGTAAGTTTGATAGTGAGGGGTTATAAGGACAAGTTTTATGGGCCACTAACTGAAGAGATGTTTAGTGAGGATGTGGACAAGAAAATATTCAGGGCTATAAAGGATGGTTACAAATTTGACCCTGATAATTTAAAAGAACTTAGGGATGTAGCGGGTATAGGGCTTGCAGACGTTGTAAGTCTATCAATAGATATTGGGGCTATGGGTGAAAGCTGGGTTCAAGAAGAGGATGTATTAGACTTTGTAAAAGAGTTTAACACACAAAAATCTAAGGAGTACTACGAGAGGGGTGAAATGGAGAAAGCTATGGAGTGCCTTAACGGAAGTGCATCTGTGCAGATGGATGTGATAGGAGACTACCAAAAGCATTTAATAGAAACCAGACAGTTCTCAGACCTAGGCCTATTAGGAATACCAACGGGTATTAGTAAAATAGACGAGGCCACATCTGGATTTAGACCTAGTAAGATTTGGGTGGTTGGTGGTTATAATGGATTTGGTAAGACCTATTTTATGACTAACATGGTTAACAAGGTATTGTCACTAGGTAAGAGAGCATGCGTAATCACACTAGAGATGTCTAAAGAGGATATAATAGACCGACTCTTAAGTGAGAGATTAAATATTGGTATATATGAACTAGCAAAGACTACAAATAAAGAGATAGTAGAAAAGGAACTAGGGAAGATAGAAACTTATATAGACTCAGGGAAGCTGATAATAGTAGATTCCCTATATGACATAGAGGCCATTAAAACAAAGCTTAGGGTTGTGAATGCAAATGGTGCAATAGACGCTTTGTTCATAGACTTTGTACAGCTTATAAATGATAAGGGTAGTAAGAGTGTATATGAATCTATAAGAAGCGTGTCTGTTGCACTCCAGGCCCTTACTAAAGAGCTTAACTGCTGTACTATACTGCTGTCTCAGATAAGTAACGAGGCACAAAGTGACACAGCCAGCTCAACCTATGGATTTAAAGGGGCAGGTGAGATAGGACAGATAGCCGATGTAGCTATTAGAATCGTGCGTGAGAAGGATACTGCCGGAGAAACGACTGATGACTATATATTAAACGTTGTTAAAAACCGTTCAGGTAGAAGTGGTAAGGTCTCCTGTAAAATTACCTTTCCTAGTGGAAAAATTACAGAGGTTCTTTCTCTAGAAGAGAAGAATGAGAGTACAGAAAGATATGATGCCTTAGAGTCATTGTTTGGCCTATAGTTAAAAAGACTTGACAAATAGCTATACATATGGTAGAATATATTATAATTAAATTAATCGGAAGAAGTTTATGCAAGACCTTGGTAAGCTCAAAAAGAATGAGTTGATAGCCATGGTGGAAGACCTCCAATTGGAGAACATTTCGCTCAAGGCAGAGGTAAAGATTCTTAGGGACAAGTTTCCTAAGGAGCCCTCGGTAGTCTATAAGGAGTGGAGGGGAACAACAGAGAGTAGCTATTGCAAGAGCATTGGTTG